TGTAGTGAAGAATTTAGACTATCCAATTTTGGAGAGTCCTCTTATAGAAATAGTCAAAATAAAAAGCAACCTATGTATTACATGACAAGGGATGGATTTACATTATTGGTTATGGGATATACAGGACATAAAGCTATGAAATTTAAAGAAGCTTACATAAAACAATTTAATGCTATGGAAAAACAACTAAAAGAAAAATTAGTAGAAAGACAAAAAGGCATAGCAGTACGACAAGCACTAACTAAATCAATCCAACAATCGAGCGAAAATGAGAGAATGCATGGACATGCTTATTCAACATACACGAATTGCATTTATAAAGTTATATTTGGTAAAAATGCTAAACAGCTAAGAGAAGAATATGGAATAGAGAAGAAAGCTAATCCTAGAGATTATTTTAACTCAGAAGAATTAAAAGCTGTACAATCCATGGAATGTTTAGTAAGTGGATTAGTAGATTGTGGATGGGATTATAATAGAATAAAAGATTTTATACAACAAACTAATACTAAATTATTAATATGCTAAGCTCAAGAGGGCTTATTTTTTATGTCCAAAACGTGATGATGACCTAAAAAAGCTTCATGGAAATATGTTTGACGAAACTAAAACGGAAAGGAAAAACAATATGGAAAATAATAAATTAGATATGAACCTTCAACTATTAGCAGATAACGAAGGTGGAGAAGAGTCTCCACAAGATAATCATATAGATAATACTAATGGCGAAGGTGGAGAAAGTAAAGTATTAAATATTACTCAGGAAGAATTAGACAAAATATTTGACAGAAAGTATTCTCAATGGCAAAAGAAAGCTGATGAAAAAGTAAAACAAGCTGAAATAAAAGCTAGACAACAAGTAGAAAAAGAAAAAGAAGCCCAAAGACTTGCAAATATGACAGAAAATGAAAGACTACAAGAACAAGTCAGACAAGCTAACGCTAATTATGAGAAACTTCAAAGAAGTATGGAATTAAGAGACTTAAATGAAGAAAAGAGAAAACAATTAAAAGTTGATAATATTCCAGAAGAATATGCAGAATTTATCGGTGGAAATAATGCAGAAGAAATACATGCTAACTTAGAAAAATTTAAAGCTCTTAAAAAAGCAGAGAGTGAAGCTTTTGAAAAACGAATTGAAGAAGAAGTTGAAAAAAGAGTTAGTGCGCGCCTAAGAAACAATGGAAACTTCAAAGATACATATCAACGAGCTAATTACAATCAAAATACTTCTGACATGACAGACGAAGAATATTACAGACAATACTTTGCTAATAAGAAATAACAATACAATAAGAAAAGGACTGATGATTAATGGCAAATCAATTTATTGAAGTAAAAGAGATAGCAAGACAATTGCTACCTAGATTAATAGAAAATCTAGTATTCCCTAACTTAGTTTACAAAGACTATTCTGGCGACTTTGTAAAAGGGAAAGGTGCTAAAATACAAGTTAAAAAACCAGTTGTATTAAAAGCAGAGGACTTCAACCAAGCAACAGGAACAACACCACAAGATGTAGTTGAAGATTCTGTAGAAGTTACATTAGATAAATTTGCTACTGTAGATGTAGACTTTACATCTATTCAAATGGTTACTAATGTAGATGATCTAAATAGATTATTCTTAGAACCTGCAGCAGTTGCATTAGCAGAAAAAATAAATGCAGATGGATTAGAATTATACAAAGATATACCTTACTGTGTTGGTACTGCTGGAACAACTCCTTCAACATTAGATGATATAGCTGACGCTAGAAAAATGTTAAACATAAATAAAGTGCCTATAGCTGGCAGAGTTGCTATATGGGACCCAGAAGCTGACGCTAATTTTACTACTATTCCAGCTATAGTAAATGCTGAAAAATCTGGTTCAACTCAAGCATTAAGAGAAGGTTCTATAGGTAGAGTTATGGGATTAGATAATTACATGGCTCAAGGTATAAAAGTACATGAAGCTGGTTCTTTAGGTGGTACAAATGATTTAAAAGCTAGTGCTACAACTAAAGCCGGACAAACTCAATTAGTGTTAGCAAAGACAACTTTAACTGGAGACTTAAAACAAGGTGATATATTAACTATATTAGGTAATTCTTATGTTGCAACAAAAGATGCAACAGCTTCTTCAAATTCAATAACAGTTGATATATATCCAGCACTTAAAAAAGACATAACTACATCTACTGTTATAAAAGTAGAAGCAGGTCATACTGCTAACTTAGCGTTTAACCCTGCTGCTTTCGCATTTGTAACTAGACCTTTAGCTGCGCCAAGTGGCGTAGAAGCTTATACAACTTCTTACAATGGTATAACTTTAAGAGTTGTAAAAGGATATGACATGAAAACTAAAAAAGAAATGTTATCTATGGATGTACTTTACGGATATAAAACAATGTATCCAGAACTAGCAACTAGAATATTAGGATAATATTATGGATATTTCAAATATAAAACTAAAATTAGGATTAACAAAGGACAGTTCGGAGGATAATCTCTTAACTGTCCTTTTAAGTGATGCTGCTAATTATCTATCTGTATATTTAGAAGGTAATGAAATACCAAAGCAACTTGAATATATAGCAGAGGAAGTGGCAATAAAAAGATATCGCAGAATCGGTGCAGAGGGAATAACAACAGAAAAAATAGATGTATTATCGACTACTTATAGCACAGATGATTTTAGCGATTATCTAGGTATTTTAGATTTATATAAGAAAGAAAACATAAAATCTAAATCCAAAAGATTAAGGATGTTGTAATGGATTACAGAGAAAAAGCAACTATCTTAGTTGTAGAGAAAATATCTGATAATATGGGGGGCTACGAAGAAACTGAGACAGAATTAAAGACAATAAAATGTAAAGTAGCACCTTATACAGTTAAATCTATAGATAGCAAAGGAAGAGAAATATCATATTCTCTAAATAAACTATTTACCAAAGAAAAAATATTAGATGATCTAGATGATGACTTTAAAATCCTTTATAAGGATAAAAAATATAAAAAAGTATCTATAGCAGACTATGGTAAATGTTATATGGTAGTTATGGAGCGTGATGACTAGTGGAAATTAAAATAACCTCAGATGCTGAAAAATTACTAAGAAAATTCAATAACACTGATACAGTTGAAAAAGATGTAAGTAAATTAGTAAAAGATACCTTGTATAATATCGAAAAGGATGCAAAAAGAGACTGCCCTGTAGATACAGGGCGATTACGTGGATCTATAACTACTAATATAATTTCTACTTATAGTGGTGAAGTAGGAACTAACGTTGAATATGCTGATTATGTAAACAGCGGAACTAGATATCAAGAAGCACAGCCTTATTTTGATTCAGCAGTTGAAAAGAATGAGGAAAAATTCGATGATGCACTTGATGAAATTATAGAAAGGTTATTAGAATAATGATTTCTATAGAATTACAAGAAAAGTTATATGCATTATTAAGTACATTGTCTTATCCTGTGTATGATGATGTACCTAAGAATGCTAAATGCCCTTATATTAAGCTTGGAGTAAATAGAGGTGGTGATAATTCAACTAAGATAAATTTAGCTTACAAGGATTATCAATACATAGATGTTTTTTCAGAATACAGAGGTAAAAAAGAAGTAATGCAAATTATGAAACAGGTTAATGACTTGCTTCAAAACAAAACAATTACACTTGAAAATATGCAAGCTTTCTTGTATTTAAGTTCAAGTGAAATATTAGAGCAAAAAGATGCCGAGGGTAAATATTACCACGGCATTTTGATTTATAGAATAGAAACTCAAATGAAAGGAGTGATAGTATGAAACTAGACAACTTACAATTATTAGCTGGTGAAGGCGATACTGGAGAAGTTATAAGAGGTTTAGATATAATTGTATCTGCTGGTGGTAAGGCTATAGGTGGCCAAAAGAACTGTAAATTATCCATTAAAGCTGATTCCATAGATACATCTACAAAAACATCAGGAGATTGGAAAAGAAAAATATCTGGAGCTAAAGAATGGTCAGCTACTTGCGATGGATTTTATTATACTGGAGATGAAGGCTACGATGCTGCAGTTGATGCGGTATTAAGTTCTACTGCAGTTGATGTAGTGCTAGCTAATAAAACAAATACAGTAGGATTTAAGGGTAAAGCTTATATAATAGGCTTGGATTTAGATGCACCTTATGATGATGCCCTTACATATGATTTAAGTTTCGATGGAAATGACAAATTAGAAAAAGCTAGTGCTGTTTAGGAGGAATATATGATATTAAATATAAATGGAAGAGACTATGAATTAAAATACACAATGAATACACTTGATAAAATGTACCTTAATGGCTTAAATGTATTTGAGGACTTGAATGTACTTACAAAATCTCCACACCATGTAATAAAATCATTTCGTTATGGATTATTAGAACAAAATAACAAAATAACAGATGGTATGGCTGGAAAATTAATAAATGCTTATATAGCAGAAGGCAACTCAATAGCAGATGTAATGAATATAATAACCACAGCTGTGGTGGAAGATTTAGGAATTGACACAGATGATGCAATAGAAAACAATGAAGAAAATAATACAGAAGAAAGTGAAGAGGGAAAGTAGAACTCAAAGAGCTAATTGAGAATCTATATAAAAAGTTAGTAGGTGGTATGAAAATGCCACCTTCTTCTTTTTGGCATCTAACTATATATGAAGCTAATTTAGCACTAGAAGGCTATAAAAAAGAACAACAAGAGCAATATAACTTAAGTCTATGTTGCTTACAAAATGCTTTAGGAATGGCATTTGGAGGGGATAAATTCAAGCCTATCAATCCTTTTGAGAGTGCTAAGAATAAAAAAGAAGCTCATAAAGTAAGCAAGAAACAAAGAGAAGAAAACTTGGCATATATAAATAATTTATTTGAAAAATTTGGAGGTGGTGAAAATAGCAACTAAAGTTTTAAATGTAAAGATTAATGCTGATATAGCTTCCTTCAAAACAAAAATGCAAGATGCTAGAAAATCAATCCAGGATATGTCAGAAAGCATTAAAAAGGCGACTGGTAATAGTAAATTGGGTGATGCATTAGGAGCTTCTGACTTTGGCAAAAAGCTAGAAGAAGTTAAAACTAAAGCATCTAATTTAGGACAAGTATTTAAAGCATTACCTGGACCAGCAAAAGCACTTGTTGTTGTAACTGCAGTATTAACAGTTACTAAAAAGTTATATGATGCTGGAAAACAGAGGTTTTTTGAAGGACTTAACAACATAAAAGATACAGTCTCCCCTGTGTTTCAAGGTATGCTCACCTCGATAAATGCAGTTAAAGATGCTTTTAGTGAGTTAACAGGATTTGATTTTAATCTTTCAAGTCTTATAACAACTGGAGCAAACTTTGAATCACAAATGAAAACAGTTGCTACAATAGCTGGAAGTGTAGGAACTGAATTTGACCAGTTAGTTGCAAAAGCTAGAGAATTAGGAGCTGCAACTACATTTAGCGCTAGTCAAGTGGGCCAAGCAATGCAATATATGGCTAAACATACATGGTCGGCTATAAAGAAATTTATAGTAAAAAATAGTGGGTTAAAATTGGAAAGCTAAGTCGAAAGATATGCTAATCAATTACCAATCTATATAGGGATATATAGAAGGTTTAGAGACTAGATAAAGTAAACTAGAACAGTTGAAATATCCACGAAATCCACTACCTTAACAAGTAAGGTTGAAGGTAAAGAAATAGTCCAACTCTTAGGGAAACCTAAGTTCTAGGATAAAGAGCCTAGACAATGAAGTTTAGATGGCTGGTTGGTCAACTCAAGAAATGCTTGACGGAGTTCAGTCAACATTAAATTTAGCAAAAATAGGGGCTACAGATTTAGGAACAGCAAGTGACATTTTGACTAAAATATTGGTCGGTTTAGTAGAAATACTATTCAAAAAATATTCGGTGAATTGCTGGAAGGCTAAGTTAATATTTGTAATTTATGGTATAATAAATATAGGGATAGTTAAGGGAGTCGCGAACCTTAGCGATAAGAAAGTTATCCGAGCTTTCTTCCCTATTTAATAAAAATTTAATAATCGGATAAATTGAAAATACTTTCGGAGGTGTTTTTGTTATGTCTAAAAAATTAACTTATGAAGAAGTTAAAAAATTTATAGAAATTGATAGTGAAAGTGGTTGCAAATTATTATCAAGAGAATATAATGGAAACCAAGAAAAACTAAGCATTCAATGTAGATGTGGTGAGGTTTTTGAAGTTAGATATTCTGACTTTATGAGAAAAGATAAAAGACAAAAAAGACAGTGTGGATATTGTTCAAAAATAAAAACAAAAGAAAAAATATGCCCTATATGTAAAACAAAATTTAAACCACGTAAAAGTTCGCAAAAGTATTGTAGTTCAGAATGTAGAGTAAAATCGATGACAAATAGAATAACTATAAAATGTAGTTATTGTGGAAAAGAAATCAGTGTAACAAAAAGTACTTACGAAAGAAGTAAACATCACTATTGTTCTCAGGAGTGCAAATATGAACATCAAAAACAAACTGGTAAGGGTGAAAATAATCCTAACTATAAAAATGCAACTGTAAAGGTTAGATGTTCTTATTGTTCTAAAGAATTCACTATCCTAAAATGTAAAATAAAAAATAATAAAAATGTATATTGTTCACAAGAATGTAAATCAAACCACCAAAAGGAAATATTAAAGGGTGAAAATAATCCTAACTATGGCAAAGGAGAAAAAATAAGAGGAAGTAAAAATAAAATGTGGAATCCGGAAAAAACTCAAGAAGAAAGAGAAAAAGGAAGAATCATAGAAGGATATAAAAAATGGGTTTATGGTGTTTATAAAAGGGATAATTATACTTGCCAATATTGTGGTAAAAGAGGTGGAGACTTAGTTGCACACCATCTTAATAGTTACAACTGGGACAAGGAGCATAGAACTGATATAAACAATGGAGTTACACTTTGCAAGCAATGTCATAGATATTTCCATATTAAATACGGAATGGGAGACAATACAAAAGAACAATATATTGAATTTATAAATAATAAAAAAGAAAACACTCTTTAAAGGGTGTTTTTTTAATACCATAAATTAATATTAATATGCTAATCAGCAACCAAGCCATGGAAAGCCGTAAAAGTACATGGAAGGTTCAGAGACTAGGAGAATGAATAGGCAAATAATAATTTCTCCCACGAGCGCCGAACACCTTACTATTAAGTTAAAGGTGATGATATAGTCCCATCCTCTTATGAAAGTAAGAGTTCTAGGATAAAGAGCCTAGATATAAGATAATGGATGATTTAACTGCACTTGGCATGCAAGCAAATCAAGCTGGCGACTTTGCAGATAAATTAGCTGCAACTATTACTAGAAGTAATACCGATGTAGTTTTATTCGGTGAATCTATGAAACAAACAGGTGCTATCGCTGGAGCATTAGGTGCTTCTATGACAGATTTATCAACTGCTATTGGACTTCAAGCTAATGCAGGTATAAAAGGTTCGAAGGCAGGCATGTCATTAAAAAATATGTTATCGAATATGTCACACCCGACAGATCAACAAACTGCTGCGCTTGAAAAGTTAGGATTAACAGCAGACAAAACAGGAAGTTATCTAAAAACAACAGCTGACGGATGTACAGATTTAGAAGCTACAGTAAAAGCATTAAGAGAAGGCACAGAAAATATGACAAGAAGTCAAAAAGCAGCTTTGATAGCTACTGTTGCTGGTAAAAATGCTTTACCAGGAGTTATGTCACTTGTTAATGCATCAGCAGAAGAATACAACAAGCTATCAGAAGCGATAGACAATTCAACTTCTACAGTATCAATGTTTAATGAAAATATGAATATCTTAGGTTTAAAAGGTGAAGATGCTACAAAGAGAATAGAAGTCATGAAAGATGTATTTTCTAATACTGAAACATCAGCAACAGCATTAGGATTGTCTAGTAAAGATTTAGGATATGCAATATCTTTACTTGGTGATGATTGTAAAGTTAGTTCTCAATCTGTAGAAGATTTACTCGATGTAGTAGAATCTATGGATAATGCTAGTGGTAAAGTTGATAAATTCTGGAGAAGTGTAGGAAATGCTAAAAACATAGAAATAGACGGAAAAGCAATAAATCAACTTATAGATTATAACGGAACTTTAAGTACTATAGATAATTCTATAGTTGGACTTAGTGATCATACAGTAGAATATGCTAAAGCTCATAATGAAAACTATAAAAACACAAAAGAATATGTTAAATCACTTGTAAAAGAAGGAATGACAATAGACGATGCTAACAGTAAGCTTTCTAAATATGGAATAGAAGCTGAAAAAATATCATTATCTACATTGTCAATGTCTCAAAAGACAGATTACCTACGACAAATGTTTAAAGGTATGTCAGATGAACAAATAAAAGCTAAATTACAAACTATAGGACTTGGAGATAGCTTTGACGAAGTTAATGAAATAGTTGATATGTCAGATGAAAAATATGCAACTTACAAGAAGAATCTTAAAGAAATTGAAGGATTATCAACTAGATTAGCTGACAGCATTGATGAAACAACAAAATCAACATTTTTAGCATTATCAAGTGCGATAGAAGATAGTTTAATAGGTGCATTTGAAAAAATGAAACCAGCGCTTATAAACGGCTCTCAAGCACTTACAGACTTTTTCTCAACTTGGAGAAACGGAGATAAAAACACTTATACTTTTGATGGATTTGAAAAAGGATTGGCTGACTTAGAAACAAAAGTATCTAATGCAGCTAAAAATATACCTAATTTAATATCAAATGCAATAAGTGGTGCTAATAGATTTATAAGTGGTGGCTCTTTAGATAGTTTATTAAGTATGGGTAGTAGCATAGTACAAAATATATGTAATGGTATAAGAAACAACAGGGAAGGCATAACAACAGCTATATCAGACTTAATTAGCAAATTCTGCGGTTGGATAGAAACAAACGGAGCTACTATAAACGAAGCTGGAAAAGTAATTCTTACAGCCATAGGAGACGGAATAAGAAACAACAGGGAACAAATTAATACAGCCTGTGGTGTTATCTATGATGCTATTAATGATTGGGCAGAAATAAATGCCGAAAACGTAGGTACACTTGGCGGAACAGTAGCAGATAAATTTATTATTGGATTCTTAAAAGGCTTTACAATGGATAAATTCGCTGGAATTAAGGGATTTTTTACTGGATTATTTAACAGCGACGGACAAGATGCTTATCAACAATGGGGTATTTCTAATGGAGAAGATTATACTAATGGAGTAAACTCAGGCCTTGAAAAAAGTAAAACATCAACATCTAAAGTTGCAACAGAAATGGGCGATGGCATCTCCAAGGGAATAATGGCCAAGCTAGAAACTATGAATACTAGCCAACTAAAAGAGTTAGAAAAAGAATTAAAAAGCTTACAAACAACAACTCAAAATGTAGCTAATGGTATAGGTTCAAGCTTTGGAAAAATTAGAAATACAGTTAGAGAAAATTTAGTGGGTAGTGTTAACATAGGTAGAAATCAATTTGTTAATCTAGCAAATATTATAAGAAATCAATCTCAAAATGCTAGAAATAGCGCAACAAAGAGCTTTATATCACTTAGAAAAGTTATAAATACACAAATAACACAAGCTAGAACTGCTGTAACAAGTAAGATGATATCTATTGCTAATGTTGTAAGAACACAGTCACAAAATGCACGTAACAATGCTACAAGAAGCTTTATATCTTTGCGCAAGGTTATACAAACTCAAATGTCACAAGCTTATAGTTCTGTAAATAGTTATATGTCTAAAATAGCATCTGCTACAAATAGAACACTTAACACTAAAGTTAATGTTACTAGAACAGTTAATACTGTAAATCAGAGTGCTAGAACAGCTAATTTAAAAGCTGTAAACACAATGGCATATTCAAACTTAGCATATAGTGCTATAAGAGCTACAAATAATGCTGCTACTGCTAGTTTAGCTAGTACATCAACTTCAAGCTTTTCTAGTTCAACAGGTGTATCTAGTTCTTCTAATAGCACAGCAAAAGCTACTACAAGAGATATGAGGATAGTAATGCCAGTATATCTTGATAGCAAGGTTATAGGCGAATCTACTGCAGATATAGTAGATGATAAAATAAAAGTAAAAGCAAGAAGAGAAAATAGAAAGAGAGGTAGATAAATGTATAAATTCGGCGATATTGTATTAGACGATTTAGAAGGCTTTGGCATAAAAGAAATAGACATACCTTTACTACCTCCTTCTGAATCTGATTCTATTGAAACATGGAGCGATAATGGAGATATATTTAGTGGAAGTAGAAAGAAAAAACGACAAATAAGCATTAAATTTTGTGTTGAATGTGATGATAAGGATACTTATGATACTACAGTAGATGCTATAGCAGATGCTTTTGATGTAGATACTCCACAAGCTTTTTACATAGAAGATGAAGAAAAATTTATTTACTGCATTCCAGAGGATGAAGTAGAGTTCGGGGATGTAGTAATTCGTGATAATAAATGTTATGGTGAGGGAAGTGTGTCCTTAGTGGCATACGACCCTTATTTTTATATAGAAGAAGCTAAAATATTTGAAGGTGATAAAAAAATCACTTATACAAATGAGGGCAAAAAGCCATGCCCTTGTATAATTAATGTAAATTTGGAACAAGATGCTTGTTATTTACAAGTAAGTGATAGCAATGGTAATGCTATTCTTCTTGGAACTTATCCAAGCCTTGCAAATAAATCAGTTAACGAAAAAGAAAATCAAATAGATGAAGTGTGTGAAACAAAGACTAATTTCTCAAATGGGTCTTTTGTAGATGCAAATAGAGTTGTTACTGGTGGAGTAGATGTATGTGCTGTAAATGAAGGCGGATGGGCAATAGTAGCAAATGATTACGGCTCAGGAGATAAATGGCATGGACCTTCTATAAGGAGAAATCTTATTCCAGACATAATCGACTTTGAAGTGCAAGGCTACTTTTATTTCGATTCTACAGGAAAATTGAAATATAACGAAAATGCAAGTACAAATACAACAACTACTACTAAATACAAAGTAACGGCTACATCAATAGCTTTAAAAGAGAAAAGACTTTCTAGTAGCAAGACAATAAAAACTATAAAGAAAGGTGTTTATTTAACACCTGTAAAAGTAGATGGAAAAGAAACAACTAACGGCTGGATAAAAACTACGTATGATAGTAAAACAGGCTGGGCTAAAATATCTAAAGGCTTAAAGAAGATCACTACAAAAACAAGCAATTATTACACAAATCATACAGCATCATTAAGAAGTGGAGCAAGCAAGAAAACAAAGTTATTAGCTACAATACCGAATGGTACGGCGGTTAATTACTTGAATAGTACAAGCGGGAAATGGAGCAAAGTAACCTACAATGGAAAGACTGGCTATGTATGGAGCGAATATCTTACAAAAGGCTCAGATACAACAATAGAAACAGATGAAGATATAGTTGTAGCTGAAAATCAATTAGGCTTGTTAGAAATGTATGGATGCGATGTAAATGGTGTAAAATTATTCAAGTTTATGTTATGTGATGACCAAAAGTATTTTGAATCAAACTATCCAGTTGTACAAATAGGAAATAAAACTGTACTAGAAGATAAAGATTTTAAATTGCCAGAAGTAAAATTCACAACAACTACAGAAGGTAGCGGAGATAAGCTTACAATAAAGAAACATTACCTTAATATGGGACAATACGGAGATTGGAACGAATTTAAAGGCCATTTTACTATAAAAAGGGAAGGTACAAAATGGAGTGTTGAAGTTGTTAAATATAATTCCGCTGGTGAAATAGTTAAAACAATTAAGCCGGAAGATATAAGAGATAGTGATTTTCCAACAGGAAATCTAAATCATATAGATGTTTTCTTTGGCCAATATGGAGAAGAAAAAGCAGTTGATACAATGACACTTAATAGAATTGTTGTAAATAAACTAAATGATACAATTCAAGAAGATACAAATTTATACATTTTTAAAGCTGGAGATGAAATAAGTATAGATACTTTAAATCAAAAGGTTTATAAAAATGGCGAGCTTTTTATGGATTACATAGATTATGGGAGTTACTTCTTTAATTTGGAACAAGGTGAAAATGCAATAACAATAAATTCAGATAGCCCAATATCTTCTAGTAGTGTAATATTCAATGAAAGGTTTAATAGATAATGTATAGAGTAAACACAATTTTTATTTTAAATCGACAAAAAGAAATAATAGATGTTATACCTTCACAGGGAGACAGTTGTTTTTTTGATGATGAATATGAGTTGGACCTAGAAACTTTTATAGATACTTATACATTATCTGTAAAAGATGTAAAAAGGTATTCTGATAAGTTAATCGGCCTTAACTATATAATTTTTAGGTTTAAAGGCAAAGATAGATTATTTCAAATATTCGAATCTGGAACAACTCACGAGAAAAAGAATGTTATAACTGACATTTACTGTGAAAACACAGGGATAACACTTATAAATGAGCCTACACAACCTCAAGTAATTGTAGGGAATGTGAAACAGTTTTTAGAAGCAGTTCTTATAAATACTGAGTTTACAGTGGAATACGTTGATAGTGAGCTACTTAATACAGTGCTTACTGTTGAAATAGAATCTAAAACAAACGTATTAAAAGCTATTCAAGATAATATAGCTAGTTTCGGTGCTGAACTTGAATTTACAGTTAAAAGGCAAGGAAGTAAGTTAAAACAGATTATAAATGTATATAAGAAAAAAGGGAAAGTAACAAATAAGATTTTTACATATGGTGATAATGCAAATAAAATAGGTCAAACCAAAAAATGGTCCGATTTCTGTACAGCATTAATCCCTTATGGAAAAGATGATATAACTATACATTCAGTAGAATGGATAAAAGAAAAAGGAGATCCAGTCGACAAACCACTCAATCAGGACTTTATAGCTGATGAAGAAGCTTTTAAACTTTATAACAATGATGGTAGACATATATTTGGCTACTTTGAGAGTGATGCCAATAATGCATCTGACTTGTTAAAAGAAGCATATGAGGAATTACAAAAACGTTCTAAACCTCAAGCAACTTATGAAATAAGTGTTTCTTATGATGATGAACTTGATATAGGAGATACTGTATCAATAAGGGATTTTAGCTTTGGAGTAAAGCCATTACTTTTAGAAGCTAGAGTAACTTCTTTAAAATTATCTTTTTCTGATGAAACAAAATGTACAGCAGAATTTAGTAATTTTAAAGAAGTTATAAGTAAGATAAAAAATTTATCTAATAAAGACGATTTATTAAAAGAAATAATTGAATTTCTTGGTGGTATTGGAATAGGTGATTTGACTGACGAGGATATTGCTAAAATACGAGAATACTTAGAAAAAATGGGAGTAGAAAAAGAAGAGATAGACAAAATATTTGATGAAATTCAAGATATTATACATCCAAAACCAGACCCTCCCGATGAAGGTGATGGCGACCCTATTTATATTGATACTTATAAAAATGGAGTATGGCTTGGAGATGATAGATTTTATCAAGTTAAAACGTCTAAGACAGTATCTACTACTGATAAAACTAATGACAAATATGCAGAAGCATTAGCGTTATATGAGAAATATGACATAGGTAAATATCAAAACAAGGCTAATCTTAACGATTTATCATCTACAGGAAATAAATATAAACTATATCTTATAGTTGAACATTATGCTAGAAAATTTGGATTAGATCCAAACCTAGTGTATGCAGTCATAATGGGAGAATCTAGAGGTGACCCTTATAGTACTACAGGTAGTAATGGTGGTTACGGACTAATGCAATGTGAAAGAAGTACATACTTCAAAGAGTGGGGAAATAAGGCACAAACTATAAAATATTTAGACGGCAGCACTTATAAATTTCTTCCTTCTTATGCAACAATGACACCTTACAAAGCCGGAAACACAACAGTCAATGGAATAACAGTTGATAAAAATATCTTAAATCAAATAAGATTTGGGTGCTGGGAACTACGTCAAGCTATTGATTATGCGCACGGAAATATATTTGGTGGATTAGTAGCTAACAATATGGGGCAAGGTTCATTAAACTGGATAGTGAGTAAGTATGTGTGCGATAAATACGGATATACATTCGTTGATTCTTATTATTTGAGTTCTCAATCAAACGAAACAAAATTAAAAGTTTACGAGGAATTAGATAGCTTAAAATTTGACTTTGCAGCTTATAGACAGAAATTAAAAGACCAAAAGGGATTAGGAACACCAAATAACGTAGAATTATATCTATGTTGGTATAAAGTAGTAAATGGCCAATTACCTTATTATATGGATGCACAGGGCAATAAATTAGGTTATGGAGTTGGTACATCTACTCCAAAAGCAAAAGGTCAAACAAGCGCATCTGATATAAGACAAATAATAGTTGATACGGCAAAAGCTATAGCACAACAACATACAGATAAGTTGGCAACATATGACCAAAGTTATCGTACTTGGAACTTTAAAAAGCCTAACAAAAGAAAAGGCACTTTTTACGGAATAAAAAATCCTATTTGTTACGATTGCTCTTCTTTAGTGACTTGTTGCTATGGTGAAGCTGGATTAAAAAGTATATTCCATAGTGATTCATATTGTGCATATGGTACATTGGTTAAATATGCAACGGCTAAAGATGGGTATAAAATGTTTAAAATCACTAAAACATCTATAGAAAATATGAAAGCTGGAGATATTATAATGATGTGTAATAAAGAGTGCCCTACAACATTAACTAGAGCGAAAGCTATGGCAAAGAACTTTACTCATCATACGTTAATTTACTGCGGTAAAGAAAACGGAACACATATGGTAGCTCATGCTAGAAAGTGGGATTATTGGCCAAAGGCTATAAGGTATATGCCAGTATACAATGATATCTATAAATACGGATTTTGTTTAAGACCTTACGATTTAGTTGAAGCCGATAACAATAATGTAGAGGACACTCCTGTAATCGACAAGACAGATATGAATGAAGTGTACATAAAAGCGGTTAGAAAGGCAAATGCATATGATTTTTATGGCGATAATAATAATTTGTTAACTACAGTAGAAGGCTTATACGAAGATGATGAAAAAGTTTATCCAAGTTCAATTCCTTATGCGCTTGTACATTTTGGATTAAATGATCTAACAGAAAAAGGTATAAACGGAGTAAAAATATTAGTTAATATATTAAAAAATAAATATAGAAATACACCGATTTTCATACTAAAAGAATTACATACTGGTATAGCGTACGAAAATTATACTACTGTAAATACTTCTATAGATACTTATAACACTCAAATAAAAGAGTTCTGTGATAATGAAGAAAATGTATTTTTATTAGATGTTTCTGATAAATTAGAAACTTATATAAAAGTATTGAACTCTAATTACACTAATGATGGTTATACCTTCAAGGATGATAGCAGCATTAGTGTTTTTTATGATGCAATAAAAGAAAAATTACTATCAACTCCAATAGGTTATAAGAAAAAGGATGATAGCGGTAACACTGGTGGAGGAGATACTGGCGGTGGTGACACTGGGGATGATGGTAATGCATCTAAAAGAGAAGGTGAAACAGTAAATATATTATTAGAAAGTACAAAAACTTATACTTGGCCTAAAAAAACAATTAAGTCTCTTACTTTCAGACTTAAAAATAAAGTTGATAAAAGTTTTTATGCTAGAATGGTGTTTACTACAGCAGATGAAATTAGTTATACACAAAGTAAAATTTGTTATCTTGAAGGTGTAGATTGTATAGCTGGCCAACTAGTTCCAAAACCGAATACAGGTTATAAAATTATAATAATGGCTAATGTAAATACAAGTATTGACTATAAATACTATGGCTCAGTTTCCGTAGATAAAAGTGAAGGATATGCAAAAACTTATAAATTTGTTGGTGGCGAAAAAGCTGTAAAAACTGCAAAAACATACCTAAATCGAACTGGGTTGCGATATGGAGATAATTCATTTGCTGTTAAATCTGAGCCTACCAGTTTCCCTAATGATATGGCTGGAAACTTAAATAAATGGTATGATGCTACTGCTAAAAAAGCTAATATTGACTGTAGCTCTTTGGCTATATTTGTTTATGCGGATATACCGTACGATAAAAGTCCTTATGCCAATCACAAACTAAAGAAATTAGTTAAAAATTCAGATACTAGCTGGGCATTTATGTTACCAAGGACAGCAGCAGAACAAGCAGAATATTGTGTTAAAAAAGGCTGGGTACTACATGATATTGATATAATCAATTATTCAAACTTGAAAGCTGGAGACCTCGTTTTTTTTGATAGAGATAACGGAGAAAATGGTCGTTATATGAACTGCTCACATGTAGCCATTGTAGTTGGACCAACTGAAGATGGCGGGTCAGTAAACATAATAGAATCTACAACAGTTACAAATGGAGTTAGAATAACAGGAATTACAAACAATACAACTGATAAAATATTATTCTGTGCTAGACCTAAGAAATTATAGAAAGGGGATTATTATGAGCAATAGCAATATAGAAACTATAACTAGAGAGCATGATAATTTCTCCTCTAGTTATAATGAACTTGTAAATCTACTTGAAAAAGTAATCACTAACAGAAAAATAACACAAGATGATAAGTATGACTTAGAGAAAGCACACGCTGCTTATTCAGAAAATTATAATCAAATAAAAAAAATATTGGAAAATGAAAAGGAAAGTAATTTAAACGATCAACTAGAAGAAGTCGGATATAAAAAATTAGATGCCGATTTAAATAGTGTTATGAATATACTCACTAATAATGGCGAAAAAAATACTTTTTATTTGGGTGAAGATGGAAGAATATTAATTGATATGCAAAGCATACCAATGTTAACCTTATTAGTTCAGAAACTTAGCTTAATAGCAAAAGGACTTGATTCTGATGATGAAGAAAGTAGCATAACTATAGCACCAGAATTCATACAACTTCTTTCAACTTCAGATATTCTGTTGAAAGCTAAAAATATATTATTAGAAGGCTATACTACTATAAATGGTGGATTTTCTATAGATGAAAATGGAAATATGACTGCTAATAATGGTAATTTCAATGGAGCAGTTAATGCACAAGGTAATATGACCGCTGATACTCTTATTGTTAGAAAAATTGTAAGTAAAGATATTATTAATTCGCTTGTAAGTGATATAAATGTGACTATAGCAACAGATGGTGATGATGCATCTGCTGTTATTAGTAGTGCAAAATTTTATACTGTACAAGGTTTTTTAGATGCTTTGCCACGAAATCTCAATGGTAATAGCATCTATATTACCATTGACAAGGAATGCAATGAGAATCTTAATCTGAAGGGATTTTCTAATGGTGATATATATCTGTATATGAATATGAAGAATTATAACGGTCATATAGCTGGATATAATTGTACATCAAAACTATTCATATATGGAGCTACTACGGTTACTGGTATTCCAGATGGGGTAAATAGTCAAAGACCTTCTGTAATGCCAGCATCTATGGTAGGGAGTAACACATATTATTACGGAATGTATTTTTCAAACTGTAATTTCGTTACACTTAGAAGTATTAATGTATATGGTCAAACAACGTCAAATAGTTATTATGCCATCGGTGCTGAACATGGAACAACATTGTTAATGCAAAACTGCAAAATTATAGGTTCTCAAAATGGAGTACAAGCTAGAGGCAGTAAAATTATCATGTATAAGAATTATGGGAAAACAAATAATTATGCTGCTAGAGCCATATATGGTGCTACAATATGCATTCAAGATGGTTCTATTCCTAGCGGTCAACTAGTTCACGATAATTCATCACAAATAATACAAGATAGCAACAAAGTTATTGTAGATAGCACTACGACTGAAACTGGAACTAATGCTAACACAGGAACTACAACAAGCAAATCAATTACGTTTACAAGTGATTATGGAGATACATATCGTTATACATGGAGTGACTGGGCGCAAGATAACTTAGTTATCCAAGGTAAATGGACCTCTAATAATGTTGGCTGTTGGTTCTTTGGTAGTGATTTCAGTAAATTGCAAGGTAAAACTATTACGAAAGTTGTTCTAAAAATAGAACGTACAAGTGGAGGTAGTTCTTCTAATAATGAAGCTAAAATAGTTATGCATAATCATTCAAGTAGACCAAGTGGAGAGCCTACTTATTTAAGTTGGAGCAAAACTGCTAATCTTACAATGAATGAAACAACATCAGTTGCAATAACAGATAGCGCGGTGTTAAATGCAATAAAAAACGGAACAATGAAAGGATTTGGACTTAAACATACTTTTGATAAAGAACATTATATGAAATGTATGGGAGTTATGAAAGCAACAGTAACTTATCGAGATTAGAGAGGGAGTGACAATTTGAGTAATATAACTAATTTAAATAGAGATTATTTAATAAAAATCAATGTAAAAGAAGCAACAATAGATGTACCTAAAATGACATTTTGGAATACAGATAAAAAGACTTCTAATATGTTTGTACAACTTGTTATAAATATGAGTACAAATGAATTAATAAGTCAATACGTAACTGTTCAAAATGCTACGGATTATAAAATTACATTAAATGTAATAAAGCCTAAAACAAATCAATATAGAACAATTGAAGCTACTCTATTAAATGAGGAAAAAGCTTTATTTGAAATAGATTTACCAGATGAATTTACTGATCAAGTCGGAGATTATAGTTTTGAATTTGAAGTATCTAGTAAGGTAGATAGTAATGACGAAAGTATAACGACATCAAATGGTACCTATAAAGTAAATGGAAGCATATTAACTAACCTAAATCAAGAAATATCACCAAGTCCAGATTTGCCGATTTTAAAACAGTTAATTGAACAAGTAAAATCTTTACAAGGTGGAGATTTAACAGGTTATCAAAAGAAAAGTGATAATTCATTAGAAACAACTAGCAAGGAAGTAGTAGGAGCTATCAACGAAGTTAATTCGCAATTTAAAGATATTGCGAACAACCAACCAACTGATTTGTCATTAGATAGTGCTACTAATTTACTTCAACTTGTAAATTCAAAGGGTAGTAAATTAGGCAATGGAATAACACTTCCTATATCAAGTGGTGGTGGTACAAATCAGTATTTACATATAAAATATTCAAGTACAGGAGCGCCACAGTTAGCGGGGCAAATGTCAGATACACCAAACACATATATAGGTTTATGTGTAGATACAAATGCAGATGCTCCAATAAACCCACATTCTTATACTTGGTATAAATGGAAAGGCGAAGATGGTGCAAAAGGAGATACTGGAGCAACCCCACAATTTGCTATTGGAGAAGTTACAACGTTAGATAGTGGAAGTAATGCGACTGCAAGTATTACTGGAACAACTGAAAATCCACTGTTGAATTTAGGGATACCACGAGGTGAAGGTGGTACTGGTGGAAGTGATGTGGACTTATCCAAAATAACAATGAGTATGAGTGGGCAAACACTTAAACTTATGAATGATGGTACTCAAATAGCAAGTGTTGAAATTCCTACTGCTACTGTTACAGATGAACAATTAACAACTATAATTCAAAGCAAAATTGATGATGGTACTTTAAGTGCGTTAACAATAGAAGATGGAAGTATAGGTAATATAAAACTTTCGGCAATAGGACAACAAAGAATAAATTTATTAAATATAAACACATCTACAAGTGGTAAAAAAATTAACAAATTTAATTATATCGGAGATAATGCAGATTACGATTTAAGCGATTACATAGAGATTGAATTAAATACATTATATTATGTAATAGGAGCTGATACACGTTCCATTCAATATTGTTTGTATGATAATTCTAAGAAATTTGTAATTGGTGGAGAGTTTACTTTTGTAAAAAATAATGACAACGGAGATAATATAAGAAATACTACCTTAACGGTTGAAAATGCAAAATATATAAGATTTTCGTATCTTACTGCAAATAAAGATAGAGTAATCTTTTGCAAAGATAAAATAAGAGATTATGTACCATATGATACAGTGGAGACTTATTTAACAGCAGAAGGCGAAAGTTTAAGAGATACATTAAATAAAGATTATAAAGTAACAACTAACAATATAAACAATAATACAATAACACCTACAATGACAAATTTCTGTTTTTCTGATGACTTGAATTTAGTAGATTGTGATAATTATATGGAATGTGAGAATTCAGCAATGAAATTATATTATTCAAATTATTTCATGGTTAATAATGGTGAAACTTTATATACTAACAAGGGATTTAATTTTATTTATTTTTACGACAAATACAAAAACTTTTTGTCAAAAATTGGAGGTGCAACAAATTCAACTGGAGCATTAAATCAAACAGAGGTGACTATAAATCAAGAAAATGTATATTATGCTAGAATAGTATATCCACTTTCTTATTTCACAGATAAAAAAATAATGGTTACGAGATATAAAGGTGAACAAAACACATACAAAGAATTTGCAACAAAATGGTTTGAACTAAAAGACGATTACAAAGAATACTTTATAAAAAATGTATTATCAGTCCCTTATTTTGGAGAAACTATAAAGGATATTTTATTACCTTATGTATCTCCAACAGCCGGTAAAACTTTATTGGCTTTCGGAGATAGCTTAATGCAATATGCTGGTGGTAGTGGCTCAAATGATTATGGATTTTTCACACAAGCTAATAAATATCTTAATATGGATATGCATAACTTAGGATATGCAGGTTCAAATTGGACTGGTACAGGGGTAGGAGATTGTAAAGCAAGGATTAATAAATTAATATCAGATGGAATAGCTTATGATGTAATATTATTAGGTTGGGGAACTAATAATGACGCAAATTTAGGAACTGTTGATGATACCCCAAGCGATAGTGGTTCTATGTGTGCAGTTATAAAATGGGCAGTACAACAAATAAGAACTAATTTCCCTCACAGTGGATTAGGAATAATTCTACCACCTCCAGGAGTAAGTGGAGGAAATGAAGAAAAAGTTAATTTAATAAAATCTTGTTGTGAACATTCTTCCATGCACGTTCCTTATTTAGATTTATTCCATAGTGCAAATATAACAACTACTCCTATAGGTACAGGGGGGTTAGGTGATGACCAAGTACATTTAGGAGAACATGGTAGGAATAGATATGCAAGTGCATTAAAACCATTTATAGAAAAATTAGTGCCTTATATAAAAAATTATTTATTTACTTATAATCTTACAAATGTAACTGCTAGTAAAACTTATAAACGAATGTCAGAAGGAACTAATATAACAATAAATCTTACTGCAGAAGAAGGTCATACTTTAGATAATAATAGTGTTAGAGTCACTATGGGTGGAGTAGATGTTACAAGTAAGGTATATAATAATAATGGTAAAATAACTATAGTTGTAACAGGTGACATAATCATAACTGCAAGTGCAAGTTAGTTCGCAATTTAAAAATATTGCGTACCATTTTCCCTATGTAGGAAGAATGGTATTTAAATCATTTTATAGTATAATAACTGTAAGGGGGTGAAAAAGATGTAAAATGTAAGAGGAGATATAAAAACAACTATATATAATTAAAAAAACTAAATCTATTTTTAAAGGACTGTAGCGGTACAGTCCTTTTTTATATAAGAAAGGAATTTTGCATGAATGATGAATGGTTAAAAGACACACTAAAGAGACACGATGAAAGGCTACAAAGACATTCTGAAAGAATAGACAAACTAGAAAATACACAGTCTGAAATGGCAGTAAAAATAGAAAATCTATGCAATACTATAGACAAATTAGCAAGCAACTTAAACAAACTAACTTATGCAATTATAACAGCATTGGTTAGTTTTTTCTTTTATGCAATACAAAATAATTTATTTAATTAATAGGAGGTAAATATGTTTGATTTAAATTTATTAGGTAGCTATTTAGTTTTAGTAGTAGTAGGTATTTGTGTATGTGTAGGATATGTTATAAAAACAAGTTTTAGTTTTATAGATAATAAATACATACCTTGCATCATGGCACTTTTAGGATGCGCTTTAAACATATGGATAGCTGGATATGTAAGTCCAGAAGTTATACTTGGTGGATTATTTTCAGGACTTGCTTCTGTTGGCTTACATCAAGCTTTTAAGAACTTGATAGAAAAATAGATATAAATACTTTATAAGGTAACTGTAAGGTGCTTAGAAAGTCGATAAGAAGGTCGATTTTTTAAGCATCTTTTATTTTCAGAAAGGATTTGATAATATGACAATAAGTAAACCAAAAATAACAGAAAAATGGCAAAAGAAAAATAAATATGGTAGACCTGGAACTCCATTAGATTATACAAAAGTCGCAATACACTATACAGGTGAAGCGGATGTTAAAGGTTCCGCTACAGTAAATTATTTTAATAACGTTGTTGCAAATGGTTGTATAGTTAATGGAAAGTATGTTTATGCATCAGCACATTTTGTTATTGATCTAGATGGAACAATATATCAATTAATACCTATAGATGAACGTTGTTATTGCACTAATAGTGCCAATGCCTACGCTATTGGTGTTGAAGTCGCAACAACAGGAAAAGATAATCATTACACAGATGCTACATATAAAGCAATGGTTCATTTGTGTGCATGGTTATGTGATAGAAAGGGACTAAATCCTAAAAAAGATATAATCAGACATACAGATGTAGTTGGCAGAGCTTATAAATTATGCCCAATATATATGGTGCTTAATCCAAAGAAATATGAACAATTTAGATTAGATTGTTATAATTTAAAAGCTGGCAAAATAAAAGTATCAGATATAATTAACTGTACAAATGGGAAAGGAAAAGTAACAGTTGTGCCTACTGCTGCTACCGCTAAAACTAAATGTGTTAGAATTTTAAAAGATGTAAACATACATAACAAAGCTGATTTTGAAAAAGAAAGTGTAATAGGCAAAGTTACTGCTGGTGGAGCTTATACAATTACAGAAAAAGTTAAAAGAACTGGAACAGATATGTATAAACTAAAATCAGGAGTTTATATAACAGCATCACCAAAATATGTAGAAGTATTTGAAAAATAATATTATAATATATTAAGGACGTATGAGCCTTGTAAAAATTTAGAGACATAGGAGCTCTGGCCATAAAAATAGCTAGAAGGTGTTAGCCCTCTAGCTATTAATTATTTCTTTTCTATTGTTATTTTATTTCCGTCAAAAGTAGCGATTACCTCTCTGCTTTCTGAATCAATACCCATTTCCTTAATCCAAGCAGTTGGAATAGTTATTCTATTTGTTATCCCACCTTTTCCAGCAGTTCCGCCACTCTTGTTAAAACTTACTTTCAAATTTCTTTGTTCTTCCATCATATTCTCCTTAAAATTCATTTAGTATTTTCTTTTTAAATTCTTCTATCTTTTCTTTATCATCTTTTATTTCATTTATTTCTTGTCTTATACATCTAGCTAAACTACTTTTATTTTCTATAGATTTTTCTATCATGCTGTCTATTCCAGAATAAGATAATACATCTATTATATGACAGTTTTTATTTTGACCTATTCTGTATATTCTATCTTCAGACTGTATTCTTTTAGCATAATCAAAAGTAGAATTGTAATATATCATATAGTTAGCCTCTTGTAAGTTTAATCCTAGATTTCCAACATTTATATTTACTACTAATGTATTTATATCCTTTGATACTTTAAACTGTTCTATAGCTTTCTCACGGTCTTTTAATTTTGATTTTCCGTTAACATAAACATATTTTATTTGTTCTTTATCTAAAACATGTTGTAATAATTCTAAATCACTATTAAATTTATGCCATATTATTGTTTTGCTTCCTTTTGGTGTTAATTTAAGTTGTTCTATTGTTTCTATTGCTCTATTGTAATTTTTATGTTTAAATTCTATTATCCTGTTACATTTTTCACCTTCTATATAATATTCTTCTTTTATTTCTAAATCTATATATCCGCTTGCCACTCTATGTAAATAGTTAAGCATATTAAGAATATATTCACCATTAAAGTTATCTAAATCAATTTTGTCTATAAAATACTGTTTTATTTTGTTGTAAACTCTTTCTTGATCATCGTCAAAATAAAAATATGAATCAGTATAAGTTTTAGGTGGTAAATCTAAACATTCTTTTTTAGTAATTTGATAAACATAAGGATTGATTTTCTTTGTTATATAATCTGTATTATGTGTATTAATTATTTGCCCTGGATATTTATCTGAATACTCTAAGTGATTAGCAGCAAAAGCATAAAAGCTATTATATCCAAGTATTTTAGGATGTAAAAAATAAAATTGACTGTATAAATCCCATATACCTTGTGTAACTGGAGTTCCTGTTAATATCATTCTATTGCTAACTTGATTTGAAAGTTTTGAAATTCTTTCTGTTCTTACAGCTTTTGGATTTTTAAACAGATGACTTTCATCTAGAATTAACATCGAATGTGTGTTTTGTTTAATCAGATTTACTAATTTCAAATAATATTTATCTGATTTGCTAATTGTTTCACTTCCTATAATACATATAAATTCATTTTGAATATTTTCTATATAAGCAGCAGAAAATATAGAATGTTTATTTATATCTGAAATTAAATTCTTTTTAGTAGAACAAGGGCATATCCAAAATACCCTTGTTATCTTACCTTTATTTAATTTATGTTGTATTAATTCGAGTGCAGTTCTTGTTTTACCTGTACCCATATCCATAAATAATGCGCACGCTTTCAAGTTTTTAAGTTTGTTAAAAGCCTGTTGCTGGTGTTTAAACAAATTAGTCTTCAAGTAATTCATCTAGAGCACCAACTTTCACTTCTTTTATTCCTACTATTTCTAAGAAGTTTTCAAATACAATTTCACCTTTTAAGTATCTCTTTAGTGTAGAAATTTTGTGTATATCATCTACATCACATATTTCAGTTATTTTGCCATTTAAAATGATACAATATTGTGAATAGCCGTAGTTGTTATTTCTATATCTTATATCCAAAATATCTAATTCATTAGCTTCAAAATCACCTTCTATAACTACATCATTTCTGCATCTTGTTTCTTGCAAATTATAAAAGTATCTTTCAATTCCTTTTTTGCCATAAGTGCATCTTGCTACGTAGCCTTTATTTTTAACATTACATTCTGTTTTAAAATAGAACGTATAAGTTTTATCTAATATTCTATTAACTTCTACCTGAGCTTGTTTTATATCTCTAATTCTTTTATTTAGTTCTTCTTTTATATCTAATGATAAATTTTTCAATTCATCTACAGTCATTTCTTTTAGATCCATAATATCCCCCTAATCATAATACTTACTTTCAAATTCCTCCCATGATTTACTAAATTCATGATTTTGAAATGCTTCTTTTAATCCAGTAATCTGTTTTAATTTAATCACTTCATCTAATTCCATACCTATTTTTTTACAAATTTCTTCATCAGTCCAGCCTGCCTTAGCAAGATCTAAAACTATTTCACTCATAGAACGTATTTGATGTGTTCCTCTAGCTCTATTATGTCTTATTGTACTTCCTATACGTTCATCTAATGGTTTATCTAATACAACTATAGGTAAATATCCATGTATTCTTTTATTTATGTCTTTGTATTCTTTTCCAATTCTATTTCTATGAAATCCGTCAACAACTTCATATTCTCCATTTTCAAGTTTATAAGCCACGATAGGTTGAGTATAACCATCTAGCTTTATAGATGTATGAAGTAATTTCATTTCTGTACTAGCAACTTTATTAGGATTGTATTCATTTGCTTTAACTTTGTCAGCTTTTATCCAACGTACACAATCAACAGGTTCTTCAAATGGTGAAACCTCTGTTAATGCTTCTTTTATAGAGTTAATAGCCTCTACCTTTTCATCCAATTCCATAGAATTGACTTTTTCTTTTAACAAGTTTAGTATATCTTCTAGTTTTAACTCATTATTTATTTTCATATCAAAAGATAATTGTTCCATATTAATCTACTCCTTTATTTATTTTCTCAGCAACTTGTTTTAGATGTTTATCATTTGTAGCATTTGCATCTAACAAGTTATTATATTTCTTTTTAAGTTCAAACATTCTTTCTACATCACCTTTTGTCTGACCGAAAGATAGTCTTTTCATCCAAAAGTCATTTCTTTCAATAGCTCTAGCAATTCTTCTCCACGATGCCACTTTTTTAGCAGATTCTAATTTACTATCTTCTTCATCTTTTATGTCTTGAAGTTTGACTCCTTCATGTTTTTCATACCAATCTAAGAATGTTGTAATTTTTTTATGATAGTGATCACGAAGTTCTGGAGCATATAACCCAATACTTTCAAGTAACCATACTGTATATTGTTCCCATGTCATATTAACTGGTTTTTCTGATTTTATATTTCCTAAAAGAGAACTTCTAGCATAAATGTTACCAAAATTAACACCATGTACACGATTAAGGACCTTTTCCCATGTTTCATATTCTAATGCCTTGAATTGGTCTAATCCGTTCCTTTGGTCGTCTCCATAGGGCTGACAAAGTCTTTGTTCATGTATGCTTACACCATTTTTATACATAAGTTCATATATTTCATTGAATTTTAAATCTAATTTAGCTACTGCACCCCAGTCATCTTCTGTTCTCCAGTCGTAAATAGGATAAAAATTATAAACATTTTTCATATGTTTAAATTTAACTTGAGTAGTCCATGGTTTTCCTTTATAACGTACTTTTTTATCTGAAATTATTGTTCTAAAACGATTAAGACTTTCGTCACTTCTTATTCCTACACCAGTTCCAGTAAGCCCTCCATGTTTTTTATTAAACCAATCAGCAAAGTATAGTATAAAATCTTCAAATTCCATACCTCTTTCAAACCAATCCCATTCCTTAGGATAATTATCTTCGTTTATTACATATTTTTTATATTTGCCTGTAGGCATATTTCTAACCCATTTAGCTTTATCTTTTTTATCCCAGCATATCCATTTGGGTTGGATAACTGATACTGCATTTCTTAAACTAAGAGGTAAACAGCACCAATAAACATCCTCTAGAACATCGCTACATTCATCGATTAATACTTTTACATGATCTATTGTAGCTTTGTATTGTGCTTCTAAATCAATGTATAATATAGAAAACTTTTTTCCTAGCTCTCTAGCTTTTCTAGCAGTTAGTTGCATCATTATAGAACTGTCTTTTCCACCACTTACTGATAAAAATATAGAATCAAATTCATTAAATGCAAATTCGATTCTTTCAAAAGCAGCATCTAAGACATTCTTATTTTCGTTATATATCTTAGCCATCTTATTTCTCCTTATAATAAAATAAAAAGCCTTTTTGTTCGGAAGGCTAACCGATTATTTTAACGTTTGCAAAAGCAACTACAACCTCCAGGAACTAAAGTTCCTTTCTTTGTGCATTTTGCACTTAACATAGATGCTAAATAATAATACTTACATGCAAAACATTTACTATATTTACTCATAATTTTCATTCCCCCTTCTTTTTAATTCTTTTTCTGACTCCCAATACCATTGGCATGGTAGTCCGTGTCTGCAAACGTCTTCTAATGCATCGCACATAGTACATTCAGCACTATTATGCGCGTATGCGAAGTATCCCCAGCTGTCTTTCTTAACTTCATCTAATTCTTTATCCGTCATACCACTTATTTTACTTTTTATTTCCTCTAAATCACACATGTTAATTCCTCCTAAATTTTATACTTTACTGGGAAAAGACTAAAAATAGTATTGGCCTTCTGGACATTGGTCATAATATACACATTGACTACAACCGTAAGATGCTTGGCATCCTCCTGATGTATATTCTTCAAATGAATAATCATCTGAAGCAACCTTTTTAACTTCTATATCCCCAAATTGTTTCCAACTGAAGTCTACTTCTTTTAAGTCTACTGCCTTTACAGATTCTACTAATTCTTTTGGCAGATATCCCATATAAATTACAAAACCTGAATCACTTGATCCTACTTCTCTTACTCTAACACCTATATATTTTTCATCATATCTCATATTTATTCCCCCTTTAAATTATTTACTGGTGAGAGGTTTTATGGGATAACCTCTATAACCCTTTTGTACCCTAGATGATAGTGACTTTTAGAAAAGCCAATCTAAATCCGTCTGGTAGAGTAGTCGCACCTGCTGGTAAACGACCTCCAATTACTTGTGCTACGAATAATGTGTCTCCTTTTGTTAAGCTAACTGATGTTCTATTACAAGCTACGTCTTTTCCTAAAATGCTACTAACTATAACTGCTGTATCTTGATGTCCTATAACTGATGTGAAGTCTGAACTTGCTACAACTGATGCATCAACTGGTGTTACTCTTATGTCTGTTGAAACAGCTGTGTCTAACATTTGTAAACTAAAAGCATTTCCTAAATATGTATTCATATATACCCCCTTTTACTTTGTTGACCTTTTATCTAGACGAGAACTTTGTCAACTTCGCCTTTATATTATTTATTTTACTTTCATAACACAATTAAATCATGTCAGAAAGTATGCCTTTTCTCCTATCGCCAATTTACAAGGGCTTTAGACCTTTACCTTTCGGTAGCTGGTTTAGAGAAGGAGCATTTGCTCCTTATTTTGTTTTTTCTTTGTCAAATCCCCAGTTGAAATAATATTTTCTTTCTCCATGACTATAATGTTTATCTTCTGCTTCTTCTGGAATACCTACCATTTCGCAAAGTTTTTTATAATCTTTTTCTTTGAAGTCCTTTCCTTGACTGTCTGTAAAATTATTACATAAGTTGTTTTTCTTTAAATAGTCATAAACATTTTTGTCATCAAATTTCTTAGCAAACTCTTGACCTAGTCTGTACCATTTATTCATCTTTATTCCCCCTTATATCTTTCACATATTCCTTACCACATATTTTGTCTTCTTCGATATTATCAATACAATCAAAATATCTAAACATTTCAGTTGCTTTTTCTTTGTTTTCTTCACTTTCTTTTACAAAAGCTAATAATCCACCCACGAAGTAATCAAAATCTCTCCAACCATCTTCGTCATGATAGCAATGTAAAAATGTATGTTTTCTGTTTTCGTCTAAATAAAATCTTACTTCATATATGTTTTTTCCTGTATCTGCTGAATGATGTGTAATTTCTTTTGTAAAGTTGTTTTCTAGATATTTATATATATCCCACTTATTTACCTTTTCAATAAATTTTTTAGTATTTACTACTGTCATCTTTCTTAACCCCTTTCGTTTTTCTTATACTTATATATTATACCATTCGTAACGAATAATCAAGTGGATTTGAAAAATTTTTTCTAAAATTTGTATAAATATTCCAGATACAGCTAATAATTCTAATGAAGGAGGTAATGACTATGAAAAAAATAATACTGGAAATAACAGGGCGCATTGCATATCTAGGAATTGGAGTAGCAAGTGCTATATTAATAATGATGTAATGGTAGGCTAGGGGAGTATATCTCAGAAGATAATAAATAAATAATAAGGCTGGAGAAATGAATTCTCTAGCCTTTAATGTGTTATAATAAATGTGGATAAGTTAATTTTACTGACATTTTTACTGACATTTTAATTTAAAATTTTGTTAAAACGTTGGTATTGCTAATACTATAAGTTTAATATAATATAGTTACTAGATATATTAAATATGATTTATTAGTATTTAAATCGATTTATAATGTTTAAATATCAGTGTTTTTTGATTTATTTATTTTCAAATAACTTACTGACAATTTACTGACCAGTTAAGTTTTTACTGACAAAACTGACAATTTACTGACTTAGTATATTGTCAATTTTATCAACTGCTATCTTATCATTTTCCTTAAAAGCGTGCGCGTAGATTTTTAATGTAATAGATATGTCGGAATGCCCCACGCGTTCTGATATTGTTTTTACATCTACACCAGATGCAACTAACATAGAAACATGAGAATGTCTTAATGCATGTAGCTTTTTAAATTCAAGCCCAATTCTTTTAATAAATCGTTTAAAAGTAATATCTAAATTGTACGGATTATAATAATTGTTATTGCTGTTTATGCATACTGTGTCATATTCTTTTTCTTTCATTAAACCTTGTAACTTTAATTTATTTTGTCTTAATTTCTCTTTTTTTAGCATGTCAAAAACATGATCTGGCAGAGAAATTTTTCTTATTGATGATTTACTCTTTGGTTGCTTCATGATATATTTACCTTCTATGTATTGTAAATTATATTGAATTTTTATAGTTTTATTTTCAAAGTCTACACAATCCCATGTTAAACCTAAAACCTCACCGCGTCTTAGACCTCCATAGATTAAAAGCTTTATAGCATTTTGAAAATATATACTTTCACTTTCTAAAGCGTTTAGTATCTGTTTTATTTCTTCTATCGAATATATTTCTTCTTCGTGTGTTTTATTATTCTTTGGAAGGATAATAAAATCAGTAATCTTTTTATTTATCTCTTGTAATCTGTATGCTTCATTTAGTACAGCATTGCATAATTGCATTATTTTTCGTTTTGAGCGATAAGCTAAATCTTTTTGAAACACATAATTAACAAATGTTTGATATTTATTTACAGTTATGTCACTTAATTTCATATTTCCCCAATAAGGTTCGACATGTTTTTTTACGATACTTTTCGCACAAGCAATAGTATTTTCAGATATCCCTAACTTGCTATCGTAATATCGATAACAGCGATTTGTAAAAGAAATGTTACTCGGCAAAGCATAAATATCATTATTTATACTATTTTTAACTTCTATTAATTTTTTATCTGCATCTTTTTTATTTATAAAACTACCTTGCGACTTTTGTTTCTTTTTGCCAACTTCATCTATATATTCTACATATACATAATATTTGTCATTTCTTTTACGTATAAAACTACTTAAAATTTTTTTCATTGGTAACCCTCCTAATTAAAAAGAGCAGCTGGTAAAACTGCCCTGATGTTTATCTATTATTGTTATTATTTCTATTTTATACAATATATATCCTTTTAGAATAGTTTAGTTTCATTTGTTGTATAAACATTGTAATAAAGGTAATTAGCTCTAAAAGCTACTAAGATATCTAAAACTAATCCTAAAAGTAAAAAACTTATAGAAGAAACTACTATATTAGCTATTAAATATATTAGTCCTTGAATAACCATACCTTTATACATCATCCAAAATGGACCAAAGAAAAATGCTGCCCAATTAAATTTACCTTTATAACTACCATCGCTATCTTTTATTGATTGGAATTCACCTTGATAATAAGGTGGTAATTCACTAAAGTCATAGTTTGCTTTTTTATTTCCAGAACTACTAAATGTAAAATCACCAAAGTTATTTTTCTTTGGTTGATATTTTTCTAGCATAGAGCCACACTTTACACACATTTCTTGTTTTTCTGATGTTTCAGCACCACAATTTTGACAATAATTATCTCCATTAGTTACTCTAACACCACAATGAACGCATATTTCAGCTTTGTCATCAACTTGACTACCACAATTTCTACAATACATAATATATCCCCCTATTGTTTGTTTTTTAAAGTTTGAGCTTTTAATAATCTTTGTTTAAATTTCTCTAGTTTAGGATTAATATCGCACCTATCAGATTTAATACTAGAAAAAACCTTGATAGCTTTATTTAAAACTCTTATTTCATTGTTATAATCTTTTCTTTTTCTATATAAAATAGTTAATCTATCGTATGGATAATTTCCATCAAAGTTATATGAAATTGCTTTCTCATAAAATTCTATGGCTTTTTCTATATCTTTATTTTTTTCATATTCCATAGCTTTTAAATTAGCCTGATAACCTTTTTCAAAATTTAACATTAAAGTCCTCCTTATATATTTTTATTAAATTGTAGCATATTATACAGAAATTTATACAATAAATCCCAAATTACCCTTTTTTATTTAATATTTTTGTTTTATCATATAAATATATGTTATTCTGTGAAAAATAGTATATAATGTATATAAGAAATAGAACATACGTTCTATAAAATAAGGGGGAATAATATGCAAGAAGAAGTAAACAAAGCTATAAAAAGTGATTTATTAGATGAAAAGCACTTACAAAAGTTAATTCAACTTGCTAAAGAGGAATTAAATAAAAAATAACAATATAAAAATCAAAGACTAGGCATAAGCCTAGTCTTTTTCTTTTAATCCAAATACCATATTCATAATTAAATTCAACTGTTCATCTGTTAATTGTTCAGCCAGTTTAATAGCTTCTTTTTGCTTATCTGAGATATCTTCTAAAGGTTTTTTATTGTCTACAGCTCCTAATAAGTAATCTGTAGTTACATCGAACATTCTAGCTAACTCCAGTACTTTTGATGCATCTGGAACAGTTTTGCCTTGCTCGTAAAAACCATAAGCGCTGGTAGTTATTCCTAATTTTTTAGCCATTTCTTCTTGAGTATATTTATTTTCCTTCCTTAACTCTCTTAGTCTCTTTGGTAACATTTCATTCATGGTTTATTCCTCCTGGTTATCCTTTACTGTTTCTCTTTTTAACTCTTATTATATTGATTGTTTTTTGAAAATATGTTGTAAACAATTTATACTTATATATACTACATTTTTACTCGAAATCCTTGTATTTATCAAGTGTTTTAAAGAAAATACAATTTAAAATTAAAAAAAATATTGACACACAAGATAAAATTGTATAATATATAAATATAAATACAATTTAAAATAGTTAAAAATAAAAATAGACAAGAATAAATTGAAAGATGAGGTGATAAAATGAACGAACTTAAAAAATTAAGAAAAGAAAAAAACATTAAACAAAGCTCTATAGCAAAAGAAGTAGGAGTTACTCAGCAAGCTTTTTCGTGTTATGAGTTAGGGCTTATGAAACCATCACTTGATATTGCTAAAAAAATAGCCGATATTTTTGATTGTTCTATAGAAGAAATTTTTTTTAATAGCTCTCACAAGTAAAACTACAAAAAATAAAATAAACACAATTTATTCTAGAAAGGAGATTGAAATATGGATTACATAAACGAAATGAACAATTTAGTAGCAAGTATATCATCAAGAGAAGTAGCAGAAATGATGGAAGTACAACATAAAAATTTAATATCAAAAATAGAAAAACATACTGAAATATTAGAAAAAGTTAACGAGCTTAATTTTAAGCTGGTTGATTTATGGCAACTAAGTTCTTACAAAGATGCAAAAGGTGAAACAAGAAAAGAATATCAAGTAACTAAAAAAGGCTGCGAATTTCTAGCACATAAAACAACTGGAGAAAAAGGGGACTTGTTTACCATAAGATATATGAATAAATTTGAGGAAATGGAACAGTACATAAAAGAACAACAACCAAAAGTTCCAACTACATATAAAGAAGCATTGCAACATTTACTAGTACAAGTCGAAGAAAATGAAAGACTGCAATTAGAAAATCAACAACAAACAAAAGTTATAGAAAAACAGTCCGAAGTTATAGGAGAAATGGCTCCAAAGGCAGAGTATTTTGATGCTTTAGTAGATAACAACTTACTTACAAATATAAGAGATACTGCTAAAGAATTAGGAATAAAAGAAAGAACTTTTACAGAGTGGTTAATTCAAAAGAATTTATGCTACAGAGATAAAAAAAGAAAAATTAAACCTTATGCAAATAAGATGAAGTACTTTGAATTAAAAGAATTTACAACTGCTTGGGGACATAGCGACACACAAACACTTATAACTCCTAGAGGTAAAGAAACCTTTAGATTACTTCTTATAAAAGATGGATTAATAAAAGATCATAACAAGCAATTAGAGTTAGGATTACCAGTTAACGAAGTTACAAAATCAGATTTTTATAATTAGGAGGATTAAATATGGAAGAATTACAAGTAATTTATAATCAAGAAGTTTTGGGACAAGATTTTAAAATTTATGGAACAGAAGAAAATCCATTGTTTTTAGCTAAAGATGTAGCGAATTGGATAGAACATAGCAATCCTAGCAAAATGGTTAAAGATGCTGATTTAGACGATGCAGAAGTCGCAAGACATCAATTAAGCACTCTAACTAATAGTTATACTGCCTTATTTTTAACAGAAGATGGACTTTACGAGGTATTAATGCAAAGTAGAAAACCAATAGCAAAACAATTCAAAAAGAAAGTAAAAGAAATATTAAAACAAATTAGAAAAACTGGTGGCTACATACCACACGATGAAGACGAAGATGATGAAACAATAATGGCTAAAGCTTTAATAGTAGCGCAAAAGACAATAGACAATAAAAACAAATTACTGGAAGATGCTAAAAAAGAAATTGCAGAAAAAGACAGAGTGATAACTCAAATATCTATATCACAAAACACAAAATTAGTTAGAGAAACTGCTAAAGCAATCTCAAAATCAAATAGCAAGATACTTATAGGAGAAAGAAGATTATATGAAAGACTGAGAAGTTGGGGCTGGGTATGTAAAAACTCAACAGAAGCTACTCAATATGCAGTTGAAAGAGGTTATTTAGAAGTATCAGAAGGTACTAAGAAAACAGCAAGAGGAACATTCACATTTAGAACAACAAGAGTAACTGGTAAAGGTGAAATAAAAATCATTGAAAAACTTCTGAAAGAAAAAGATCTTGAAAAATTACTAGAAGAAAACGAAAAAAGTAAATAAGAAGTATTAATTTAGGGGGTAACTAAATATGGCGATATACACAGGAACAGAACATTTCTTCAAAAGAGAAGTAGAAGCAGTATCAGACATATTAAGAGCTAGAGGTTTTAGAGAAGAATGGAGCATCATAACTCCATACCAAGCAGAAATAAAAATGTTTCACGTGTTACAAAACAAGTTTGCACTACTTAGAAAACAAGGCAATAACACAGTAGTAGATTATTCGAGATAGGGGGCATATATGTTAGCAAAATACATAGCAGTAGTAATCATATTTAACATAGGCTTCTTTTTAGGGGCTTGGTGGCACAGCATACATAATTAGGGGGTGAAAGTATGGCAAGTGAATTTGAAAAGATGTTAGTAAGAAACATGGACCAAAGCGAACTACTTCAAACAATATCAGAAAGAATTGACTTAGTTGATATCGTTGAAAAATTTCGTTATAGCGAAGACTATGCACCATGTGAATATCTAACAATAGAACAATTACAGGAGTATCTACATTGTGGCCGTAACTATGCTTTACAGGTAGCAAGATATGGACTTAGCACAGGAGAATACACAGTAAATCATATGGGGAGAAAGTATCTAGTAGACAGAATAAGTTATGACAAATATGTCAAAAGAAAACTAGGAAAGTCTTTAAAGGAGGTACTATAAATGACAAATCAAGAGTTCAGAGTAAAAACATTAGGTTTATTCGCTAAAGCAGAATTTATAAATGAAAATATAGATTTTGCTAAAGCTGAAATTAACTTATCTTTACAAACCAGTAAAGGTGAAAACTACTACATCATTTCAATATCAATATACGAATACAACACAAAAGTACACTACATCACATTTACAAGTGCAGCTTACAATGCACTAGACCTATTAAGAGATATATCAGACCTATTAGACAACTATATAGAAGGCATAAGGGAGGTGATATAAATGACTATGACATGTTCACCAAAAGTTTTAAATGAAATATGTGAAACTTACCCAGAAATAACAGTTGCTGAATTTATAGCAATTCTACAAGTAAGAAGATTAACAGAAGAACAAGAAGAAATGACATTAGAAGAAGCAAGAGAATTTGCACAAATAGAAAGAGACAGAATAGATCTAGAATATGACATGACACATCAATAAAAAGAAAAGTACCTCTCTAATGGTGACTAGGGAGGTACAAAAGACATATAATAAGTGTTCATTTATTAACGTTTAATTAATTATAACATAAGCAAAGGGGAACTCGGAAGATGAAAATTCAATTAAAATCAGAAGGAGTTAAAGAATCTGACATAAAGACACTGGAACAAAGATTATTCCTAGTTAGACTTTCTAGAAGTTCAGATGATTTAGGCAGACTAGGATTTATAGAAGGAGCAGAATTTGCTTTAAATAACAGAAAAAACATGACAATAGGAGATTTTAAAAGACATTACATAAAAACATATGAAAAAATAGGAAAAGTAAAACATGATAGTTACGAAAGCAGTTTATTATATGCTTTACGACTTAATATAGAAGAATTAGAGATAAATAAGGAAGGTGAATAACATGAACTTGCATCAAAAGCTAGTAGAAATAAGAAAAAATATCAAAGGCTTTTCAAAAGACACTAAAGGATATGACTATATATTTGTAAGTGGAACTCAAATTTTAAGAGCTATTAAAGATAAAATGGACGAGCTAGGAGTGTTATTAGTACCAGAAATAGATTATAGTACATTTCATTGGGAAAAACATGAATATGTAACAGCAAAAGGAAAAGAAAAATTAGATTTTATAGTTACTGCAAAAATGACATACACATGGATTAATGCCGAAGAACCAACAGATAAATTGGTAGTTCCTTGGGTTTGTATCGGACAACAAACAGATGATATCAGCAAGGCTATGGGGACAGCACTAACATACAACGAAAGATACTTTCTATTGAAGTTCTTAGGAATACCAACAGATGAAGATGATGCTGATTCTAAACCACCAACCGAAGCACAAAGAAGTTATAGCAATAATTATAATTCTAAAAAATTATCGGACAAGCAGTTAGCCAGACTTTTCGCATTAGGATATAAAGCAGGATTTAATAATGATAAAGTAAAAGAGCAAATTTTTAAGAAATTTAATGTAGAGCCTAAAAATTTAAATAAACAACAGTACGATACAGTATGTTTAGGATATGAAAATCTTATAGGGAATGGAGAAAATTAATATGATGTTACCTAAAAGAATTTGGAAAGATATAGAAGGTTATGAAGGAATTTATCAGATAAGTAATTTAGGAGAAGTTAAAATTTTAAAAACTAAAAAAATAAAGAAACCTTATTTTAGAAAAAACTGTAAATATGAAATGATAAATTTAAATAAAAACAAAACTCAAAAAAGTTTTTTAGTTCATAGATTAGTAGCAAAGACATTTATACCAAACCCAAATAATTATCCGATAATTAATCATAAGGACGAAAATAAACTTAATAATTGTGTTGAAAATTTAGAATGGTGTACTCAAAAATATAATCTCAATTATGGAACAGTAAAAGGAAGAATATCTGAACATAGAAAGGGACAATTCGCTTATGGTGATAATTATCAAGCTGAAAAAATTTTATGTATAGAAACAGGTATAACTTATAGTTGCATTCAAGAAGCTGCTGATAAGACCAAAATAAATAGAAGTTGTATTTCCGCATGTTGCAGAGGGAAACAAAAAACAGCAGGTGGATTTCATTGGAGTAAATTACAAGCTAAGATTGACAGTAAGCAAACTATATAGAGAAACTAGGGAGGGGAGCAATAAAAAAAGAAAGGAGTTTATTCTCCTTTCTCCGAGTTAACTTTAACATAATCTTTTAAAATTTTAATTATTAGATTTGATAAAGTCCTATCTTCTTTAATTGCTATTTGCTCTAGTTTTTCTCTTAAATCATTTGGCATTCTAAATGTAAATTGTTTAGTTGTCATAACACACCACCTTTATTTTTTATTTACATTTTAACATATTTAAGTAAGATAAAGCAATATCATTATATTATTTTGCAAGACAAGTATTTACAATGTAAGACAAAAATAGTATAATATAACTATAAAGATACGAAATTTGACATTTTATAAAAGGAGGCGAGCAGAATGGATGAAGGTAAAAATGAAATTAGATATCGCAAGAATAACTTTCTGAGTGAAGGTTATGGGATATTACCTAAGTTAGTTATGAGAGATAAGAAATTGCCTATAGAAGCTAAGGCTATATATGCTTATCTAGTTGCATTTGCAGGCAATAAATATACTTGTTACCCAAGTAGGGATTTAATGTGTAAAGAGCTGAATATAGGTAAAAACAGATTTACAAAATATCTAGATCTGCTAAAGGAATCAGGATATATCAAGGTAACCAATACTCAAAACGGAAATTTAAAATCAAAAAATATATATGAAATCATAATGGATGAAAGAGATAGACAAGAAATTCTTCGATGTCTTCAATTTCGAGACACCGAAGCTCGAGACACCGAAATTCGAGACCTCGAAAACAAAGACACTAATAGTAACAGTATAAATAGTAACAGTATAAATAGTAACAGTATAAATACTACTGATACTGTTATTTCTTTAGATGTTATAGATAATATATGGAAATTATATCCTAATAAGAAAGATAAAGCTAAAGCATATAAGTACATTAAAAGAATACTTACAAAAGAAAAGATAAGTGCAGAAGAATTAGAAAGAGCGGTAAAAAGATATGCTAAAGAAAAAGAAAATACAGACAAGCAATATATAAAACATGGAAGCACATTTTTTAATGGAGCTTATATAGATTATTTAGATGAAAACTACCAACCAAGTGAATCAGTTCAACCAACTACAAAAATCGAATCATCATTAGACTTGCTAGACTTGATAAATGGACCTGGGGAATAGGAGGATTTATGAACAATTATTTATACAATTTAGAATATGAAAGAATAGTTCTCGGGATGGTATTGTTAGAACCTAACTTATTTGAAGTAATACAGGATTTATCGGAAGAAACTTTTTATTTCGAATATAACAGAGTTATTTATAAAGCAATGAAGCTACTGGAGAAAGAAAAATCACCGATTGATCTAATAAGTTTAGTAAATAAGATAGAACAAATAGATAATACAGTTGAAATGATGTATATAACGAATTTAAACCAATATGCTACAACAGCAAGTAATATAGAGTTTTATATTGGTGAAATAAAAGAAATGAAACAAAAAAGAGACACGATAGAACTTGCTAAAAGCCTTATAGAAGGGATTCAAACAGGGAGAAATATAAATACTTGCATTAACACTTTTGAAACTGGCACAAAGGTAAATAAAGAAGTAGATGAAGATAATGCATTAAGTTCTATAATAGCAAATATGTTTGACAAGTTAGGGGAAAAGATAGAACGTGTATTAACTGGAATAAAAATAGTGGACAAGCTAACAGAAGGTGGCCTAGCTAAAAAAGAATTACTTACTATAGGAGCTAAAAGTGGAGTTGGTAAAAGCGCTATGAGCTTAAGAATGGCTATTAATATGTTAAAACAGGGCAAAAAAGTCCTAATAGTTAGTAGAGAAATGAGTAAAGAGCAAGTAGCTGAGAGAATTTTACTAAGTTATGCAGGGATAACAAGACAAGAATATCGCAGCGGAGAGTTATCTTCAGGCAAAACCAAGAAAATAATAGAGACTATGGAAAGTTTGAATACAGATAAGTTGAGAATAGACGATAGTATAAGCACGATAGCACAAATTAAAAAGGCACTAAGAATGTATAAGCCAGACGTACTGATAGTAGATTATGTACAACTATTAACTCCAACAGATACAAAAGTCTCTAGAGAACGACAGGTAGCGGAATTGTCGAGGGAATTAAAGAATATAACATTAGATTTCAACATGATAGTAATACAACTAACACAGTTAGCGGATAAAGGTACTGGAAATTATAGACCGCATGGAGAAACTTATTGTAGAGAATCAAGGGCAATATACCAAGATAGTAATCAAGTGGTTTACATACATGAAGTTACAGAAGAGAAGGAATTAGAACAAGCATGGAAAAGAACAGGTTTTAATGAAGGTACTAGACTAGAAGAATTTATCGAAAGCATGAGAGATAAAAAAGAAAAAGGCTATACATTAGTTGAAGTCATTCTGGATAAGAATCGAGATGGAGATAAAGGGTCTAGATATTATCTGTTCTGCGGAAAGGAATTAATGTATTATCCTATAGGAAATAAATAGGGGGTGCGGAGATGGAACTGTATAAAAATTACAACGAAAAAACCATAAAACTTATAAAAGAATTAGGATTTTACGGCAAAACACCAAAGGAAATAGAATTACTAATTGTTTTAGAACTAGAAAAATGCAAGAAAAATAGCACTTATGAGGAAATAAAAACCATTGCAGAAGTTCAAGGACGTTTATTGGAACATATAAAAACTATAAAGTAACTACAGGGGCTTGTTAGTCCCTCGGAAGGGAGATAATCAAATGGCACCAAGACTATCAGATATAGAAAAGAGAAAGATAAAAAGGTTACATAGCGAAGGTTATTCAATACTTGCTATCTCAAATGAACTAGATAGAAGTGATTGGACTATAAGAAAATACATAAAGGATACAAAACTTACTAAGGAGCCAAAAACAGTAGATTTAACAGGAGAAAGATATGGGAAATTAGTTGTATTAGAACTAGATCATGTAGAAAAAAGCAAAAGATACTGGAAATGTCAATGTGAATGTGGAAATACAACAGTAGTAAGAGAAAGTAATCTACAACATAGAATAACAAAAAGTTGTGGATGCCTAAAGAAAGAAACAAAAAAACATGACGAGGTGACAGTTCAAAAAATAAAACCAAGACATAACAACGGTGGTGTATTTTTCTTACAAGCTGGAGAAATAAAGTTAAAAGGCAATTACGAAAGCGAGAAAAAATGCAGCAAAGTAAAAGAATACAAATTAAGTCCTGAGGAGTTGCAAGTCTATTTAAAAGAACTAGAAACAAAAAAAGTAAAGAAAAGGGGTGAATAGTAATGGAAAAAAATATAATCGAAGTGAAAAATATAAAAACTGGAGAAGTATTAGAATTTACAGGCCAAAATGCAGTAGCGAAGTATCTTACAGGTGTATATGGCAAGAAAATATACGCTGGAGCTGTAGCATCAGCTATAAGACAAAGCGTTCCGTATAAAAAGGAATGGGAAATAAATTTTATAAAAAATGCTAATAAAAAAATATGCGAGTATTGTGGAAAAGAATATACAAGTAATAGAGCAAATCAAAGATTTTGCAGTGATACTTGTAGAGAAGAATATCATGCAGAAGAAAAAAGAGGACCAGCGATAAACAGTGAGGCGAAAATAACAAAAGACAAAGAAATATTAGTACACAAATTAGTAACAATGTTAGCACCATACAGAACAGCAAAATAGGAGGGAATATGGAGAGATATCAGCTAAATAAAAATGGAGAAGGATATACAGATAACACAGCAATGGAAGGAATTAAAAGAGCAGATAAAGGAAATCCTGTAAAACCTAAAACAACGGAAGCTGACGAGCAAAAAGCACTAATGCAATGGGCAAAATGGCAAGAAGGAAGATATTCAGAGTTAAAACTTTTATATCATTGCCCTAATGGTGGAACTAGAAATAAACTAGAAGCTGCAAATTTAAAAAGACAAGGAGTAAAAGCTGGAGTACCAGATTTATTTTTACCAGTTCCTAGAGGTAATTCTCATGGCCTATTTCTTGAAATGAAGGTCGGTAGAAACAAATGTACCGACAATCAAAAGAAATGGATTAGAAACCTATTAGAGCAAGGTTATGAGGTTAAAGTGTGCTACTCGTGTGAAGAAGCTATACAGGTAATAAAAAAATATCTAAATATATAGGTGAATAAAATGGAATTTGAATGTGAAAATCTTACAACTTTAGGCTGTGAGAGAATGGATTCGGTAAAAGAGTTAATGCTGCTGGAACAAATAGAAAGCAACGAAGAACTTGATTTAAATAGAATTTGTAAAAATCAATGCTGCAAAGATTGTGACAATACAAATCAATGCTGCTATACATGCGGTCGAATTAGTTGGAAGGATCCAGCAGAAGAATTTGAAAAAGAAGAAATAAAACAAGTTGATTATGAACAACTGACATTCTTTTAGGAGGGAATATGATAAAGACGCAATTAATAAACGATAACTTTCAAAACTATAAAAGATATGGAATACCAAAGGCACAATTAGTAATAGCTGATATTCCATATAACGTAGGAGTAAATGCATACGGAAGTAATCCAGAATGGTATGTAGGTGGAGATAATAAAAACGGTGAAAGTAAAAAAGCTGGAAAGATGTTTTTTAATACAGATAATAATTTCAACATAGCCGAATACTTTCACTTCTGTAATAAATTACTTATAAAAGAGCCTAAAGAAAAAGGTAAAGCTCCAGCAATGATTGTATTTTGCGCTTTTGACCAAATACAAACTGTGATAACTTACGGAAAGAAATATGGATTTAAAAATAGTTATCCATTATTCTTTATAAAAAATTACTCACCACAAGTTTTAAAAGCAAATATGAGAATAGTAGGAGCAACTGAATTTGCAGTTGTACTTTATAGGGACAAGTTACCTAAGTTTAACAACAACAAAGAAATGGTTTTTAACTGGATGAAATGGGAAAGAGATGGAAAAGAATATCCCAAGATACATCCAACTCAAAAGCCTTCTAAAGTTATAAAAAGATTAATTCAATTATTTACTGATGAAGGTGATGTAGTTATAGATCCAGTAGCGGGAAGTGGGATAACACTAAAAGTAGCAAGAGAGATTAACAGAAGTGCATACGGCTTTGAAGTAGATAAAAAGTTCTATGAAAAAGCACAAAAAGAAATGCTAACAGTTAGTGACCAGTTATGTTTTATATAGGGGGGTAAAAATATGAACAAAGAAGAAATGGAAAGTGCTGTTACAATGATATGCACAGTATTAAAAGGATTATTAGAACAAACTGGATTATACATAGCTGTTGATAAAAAGACAAAAGAATTTGTTTTTATCGAAAGAGAAAGCTTTGATAGAGTAGATAGCAGAGGAAGAACAGCTAGAGTATCTATGGAACAAATAAATGTAAAGGAATAGAGAAAAAATGAATAAAAAAGAAAATACAATAAAATACTTCATGAAGGCATCAGAAAATGAGGAATTATTTACAACTATCGCAATGGAAGAATGTGCAGAATTAATTCAAGCAATAAGCAAAGCAAAACGAGGCAAATTGGATGCTGACAACATGGCAGAGGAAATAGCTGATGTACTAATAGGAATTGAATGGCTTAAAGAATTATATGATATTGATGCTTTAGAAGTACAAAAGTGGATAGCATATAAACAAAACAGAATCGCAAAAAAACTGGAAAATAGGGGGTGATTGATTGATATTAAGTAGAGTAAATGAAATAGTACATATAGCTAAAATTTATATGATTGTATATAAGTTAGAGCCAATGCAAGCAATAGAATGTGCAATACAGGATGTAGAAAGATATTTGAAGGAGGAAGATTATGAGAGAAATTAAATTCAGAGGTCATAATGGAATTGAATGGTTATACGATTCACAAATTTCTATAATACCATATGGCAAAAACGTACATTGTTTTATGCCGAATGAAAAAAATAAATCAGACCAAAATGATGTATGTAATTGGGATAGTGTTAGTTATGTAGGACAATATACAGGTTGTAAAGATGCTAACGGCAAAGAAATATATGAGGGAGATATAATAAGATTAGAAGGAGTAGACGATAGAGAAATAGGTTCAACGTGGGAACATATAGGAAAAATAGTATATAAACGAGGAGCATTCTTTGTTTGCTATTTTGATTATTATGCAGATGGAGATGAAGAATTGATATGTGATGCCCAAGTTGAATTTGGTACAGTTATAGGAAATATATACGAGAATAAAAACTTATTGGAGGAAGAATAATGGAAGACAGAAAAGAGTTAATAAAAGCACTTAAAGTAATTCGACAAACTTGTAAATCTGTTACAGGTAAACAATGTGATGATATGTATGAATCAGGTAACTGCCCTATATATGATATACTAGGTAGTTGCACTTTAGAGGATATTCCAGAAGATTGGTACATAGAAGAACATGAATAGAGCAATAGCAGATGCAATAATTATATTTATTATAAGTTTGTGGATAGTAAGTAGATTATGCATGTAAGATACAAATAATTGACATAAAAAAAGGAATGCTTTCACATTCCGACAAATTCCTTAATAATATTATAACAGGAGTGTGGGAGCATGGCTAGTAAAACAATAGAAAAAGATAAAACATTTTCAGATGCAGAAGGTAAATTATATAATTACAACTCTATGAAAATAGAGTTAAACAGTCTAAAAATAGATTTAGAATATTTAGAAATAGATTACAAGGGATGCAAAGCTATTAGCTATGCTGACGAAAGAACAGGACAAACAAATAACATAAGCAATACAGTTGAAAATGAAGTACTTGCAAAAGAAAGACAGATAATAGAAATAGAAAATAAGATACATAAAAAAGAGAGACAGATTAGAAAAATAGAAAATGCATTGGAGCTGCTAAAAGAAGAAGAGAAAAGACTTGTTAGTTTTAGATATTTCTCTAACAGAAAAAAAGCACCAAGCTGGTTAGATGTAGGAGAAGAAATAGGTTACTCAGATAAAAAATGCAGAGTTATGAGGAATGATATTATAAACAGAATAAAATCACTTATATAAATTCCGTAAAAGTTCCGTAAAGTTTCCTAAAAAGTTCCGTAAAAGTTCCTTTTTTATCCGTAAAGCTATAGTATATTTGTATTATAGAAAACATATGAGGTTGTTTCTTTACGAACTCTTATTAAGTTGTCAGATAGCCTGGTAACCTATTTGACAAACATTATAGTTGTTCTTTAACGTACAGTTTTTTCTTGGCACAGACTTGTGTCCTCCTTAAGTATTAAGAATATATATTTAACATCTTAGTTATGACAGGAAATAGCTGAGGGTGAAACCTCAGCAACGTGCAAGTAATGGAAATCACTCCTCCATGTGATACAGGTTCGAATCCTGTGGCTTGCTAAAACTTCAACTAATAATTATTACTACAGTTAACAATTTAATGAATTTTTTCTTAAATTTCTAACTGTCCCCTAAATTATTTTATAGTTATACATACATCAGATTGAAAGGACCCTAACTAGGGTTCTTTTTATTTTGTAGAAAAGGAATGATCTAAATGGGTGAAAAAGTGTACGAGAAAAAAGAATACATAATATTAGCTGTAAAGAAAGGATATGTTGTGTATAATACACAGAAACCTTTTTCAATTGGGCATTCACATATTTATGGATTTAACATGGCTAAGACTGTAGTAGATAATTGCATACGAAAGAAAAGACCTAAAACTAGAAATTTATATTTATTAACAAGCCATGTTAGAGTAAGCAATGATGAAAAATATATAAGATTAATAAATGAATTGATAGAAGCAAGAAAAAACAAGGATATAAATAAATATAGAAATAGAAGTAAATAAATTAGAAAATAACGAGGTGGTGATGCATGGCAAGAGCTAGAAGTCCAAGCAGAAATGAAGCATTTGAAATATATAAACAACATAATGGAGAAATCTTGCTAAAAGATATCGCCACGCAACTTGGTGTAAAAGATACTCAAATTAGAAAATGGAAATCTCAAGATAAATGGGAAGAAAATTTAAAAGGAACGTTACCAAAAAACAAAAGGAACGTTACCAATGAAATAGACACAAAAAAAACTACAAAAGCTAGTAAACAAGCTAATTGTGATGATTTAAATAAATTAAATAAAGAAAGTTCCAAAGCAAACTCAACTCTATTAGGTGGAGCACCAATAGGGAATAAAAATGCTGTTGGAAATATAGGTGGTGGAGCACCAATAGGGAATAAAAATGCAGAAACTCATGGATTTTTTTCAAAATATCTACCAAAAGATACTTTAGAAATAATAGAAGAAATAAAAGAGAAAAATCCATTAGATATTTTATTAGAACAAATAACTATTCAATATGCAGCTATAATAAGAGCTCAAAAAATTATGTATGTAAAAGATAAAAACGAAATGATTAAAGAAATTAAAAAGCATAAAGATACAGAATTTGGAGAGGAAATAGAATATGAGTTTCAATTTGCATGGGACAGACAAGCAACTTTTTTAAATGCTCAATCTAGAGCCATGGGAGAACTTAGGAGTCTTATAAAACAAGCAAATGCTATGATTAATGAAAACCCAGAATTAGCTTCAGAAGAACAAAAACTAAGAGTAGATAAATTAAGAGCTGAAATAGGTAGACTTAGCAGTGATGATTTAGATGATGAATTACATATAATTGTTGATTATGGTGATTGATATGAATATAGTAATTGGATTTAATAAAAGTTTTAAAGAAGCTAATAAAACTAGAAAAAGATATAGAGCTATGAAAGGTTCTGCTGGTAGTGGAAAATCAGTAAATGTAGCTCAAGATTACATATTAAAGCTAAGTGATCCAAAATATAAAGGTGCTAATTTATTAGTAGTTAGAAAATCAGAATCAACTCATAAATATTCAACTTATGCAGAATTAACAAGTGCTATCAATAAAATATATGGTAAAAATGCTAATAAATATTGGAAAATAACAGCTAATCCCTTAGAAATGAGAAGTAGAGTAACTGGAAACTCTATAATATTTAGAGGTGTTAATGATGCTAAACAAAGAGAAAAGTTAAAATCTATAAACTTCCCTACTGGAAAGTTAACATGGGTTTGGTGTGAAGAAGCTACAGAGCTAGCAGAAAGTGATGTGGATATATTAGATGACCGTTTAAGAGGGATTTTAACTAATCCTAATTTATATTATCAAATAACTTTTACGTTTAACCCAGTTGCAGTAACTCATTGGATTAAAAAGAAATATTTTGATTATGAAAGTGAAGATATATTTACTCATCATAGTACATATTTAGAAAACAGATTTATAGATGCTGCTTATCACAAAAGAATGATGATGAGAAAAGAACAAGACCCAGAAGGATATAAAGTTTATGGGCTTGGAGAATGGGGAGAAACTGGTGGAACTATATTAAACAACTATATAGTGCATGAATTTCCTACAAACTTTGAAAACTTTGACAATATGAGATTGGCGCAAGACTTTGGTTTTAATCATGCTGATGCAATACTTAGAACTGGTTTTAAAGACGGCGAATTATATATTTGTGATGAAATATATGTACATGAAAAAGATACATCTGAAATAATCGACATTGCTAATGCTTATGGGATGGAAAAACATTTGACTATGTATTGTGATAGTGCTGAACCAGACAGAATTAAAATGTGGAAAAAAGCAGGATATAGAGCAAGACCTGTAGTGAAAGGTCCCGGAAGTGTTAAAGCACAAATTGACTATTTAAAACAAATGAAAATACATATACATCCTAAATGTGTAAACTTTTATAAAGAAATTACACAATGGAAGTGGAAATATGACGAGAAAAGAGGTATTTACCTAGATGAGCCAGTAGAATTTATGGATGATGCTATGGCTGCTTTAAGGTATTTAATTGATGATAAATTAAAAGGCAATAGATTAAAATCTAAGAAATTAAACCTAGGAATATAAAATAAATTAAAATAAATTAAAATAAATATAGAAGGGGGTGCGATAAAGTGATACTGCATAATGATATGCCATTCTTTCAAACGAATGCAAAAGAAATTCAACCAGAAGATGTTGAAAAACTTATATCTAGGCACAAAGAATTCCAAGGAAAGTTTATAAGAAATGAAAATTATTATAGTGATAAGCATAAAATCTTGTTAAGAAAACAATCAGATGAAAACAAACCTAATTACAAGATAGTAGAAAGTTTACCAAGCTACGCTGTAGATATAAGAACAGGTTATTTTTCTGGAGAACCAATTACATTTACATGTAAAGACGGAACTCAACAGGAGCTTCTTGATAATATATTAGAATACAATGACTTTCAAGAATGCAATATGGAACTAGATCATTTTACTTCGATTGACGGACAAGCATTTTTAATACTTTATACAGATGAAGAAGCTAATGTTAGATTTGCTACTGAATCTGCTAAGAACTGTTTTGTTATTCATGATACAAGCTTATCTAAGAATATGATAGGTGCTATAAGATATTATGAATATGAAGATGTTGAAGAAGATACAATTAATCTAGATGTTAGATTGTGGACTAAAGATAAAATTTATCACTATACAGGACCTTCTGGAACATTAACATTACAAGAAGAATCAACACATAACTTTGGTGATATTCCTGTTGTAGAATTTATGGAAAATACAGAGAGAAAAGGCTGCTTTGAAAATCAAATATCGCTTGTAGATGCTATTGAAAGTATCATATCTAGTTGCATTAACGAAATAGAGTATTCTGATAATGCTTATTTAATGCTAAAAAATTTAAGTGCTACGGAAGATGAAGATGTAAAAGATATGAAAAACAATAGAATCATGCTAATCGATGAAGATGGCGATGCTAAGTTTATTACAAAAGATATTAATGATACATACATACAAAATACACTAACTAGATTAGTAGCTGATTTTCATAAGCTAACAAAAACACCTCCTTTGACAGATGAAAGTTTCGCTGGTAATGCATCTGGAGTAGCGTTGAAATTCAAGTTATTCGGACTAGAAAAGGATATGAGTAAAAAAGAACGTAAATGGAAGAAATCTATACAAAGAATGCTTGAACTTGTAACTAATGTTATTAATGCTAAAAATAATAAAAACTTTGATTATAGAGATGTGAAACTTACATTTACTAGAGCATTGCCAACGAATGTAACAGAAATGGCAGATATGGTAGCGAAATTAAACGGAATCTTATCTGATGAAACTCTTATATCTCAATTATCTTTTGTAGAAAATGCAAAAGAAGAAATAGAACGTAAACAAAAGGAAGATGAAGAAAAGATGCAAGTAATGGATATATATCGAGATAGTAATATAGGTGATCCAAAACTTGAAAAAGATGATGAAGGAGAAAACGAAGATGTTAATAACGATAATAGCATGGATAGTTCTAATAGTTAGTGGTTTGGTGCTAATGATAGATAGCATAGGAATATTTACTAGCGCAACTACAAAAAAGAGACTGTATTGCTTTGGAGATGCAATCTTTTGTAGTTTTACTATAATGCTTGCTTTGAGGTTTATCTATGGGTAGAAAAGCTAAATACTATGCTGGTATGAAAAGCAGAGAATACTGGCATCAACGTATGCTAGACAGAGATAAAAAGAGTAAATTATCAGAAGATAAGATTATAAAAAAAATACGTAAAGCTTATCATAATGCTTATATAGAAATATCAAAAGAATTAAATGATTTTTACAACAAATATGCTATAGAAAATAATTTGACTTATACAGAAGCAACTAAGCTTCTAAATCTCATAGAATTAGGAGAATACAGGGATAAAGTCCAAGAACTAAGAGGACTGTATAATAAAACTAATAGTAAAGAAGTGCTAATAGAATGGCAAAGAATAGGCGCTAGAGAGAATGTAACAAGGTTACAAAGCTTACTAGATGCAATAGACATACAATTAATAAAGCATACAAACAACATGCAAATGACTATGACAGACCATTTAACTGGAGCTTACAAAAGAACATATAAAGAAGCTTTAAAAGATGTAGGTAGAAGTAATGCTGTATTACCTAAGAAAGCTATTGAAGAAGCTATTAGATATCCTTGGAGTGGCAGACAGTTTAGCAGTAGAATATGGACTAACAAAACAGCTACGCTGAATAAAATCCAAGAAACTATTACAAAAGGATTAATACAAGGTCAATCAGTTCAGAAAATGGGTAGCGAAGTAAGAAAGTTTGAAAAAGTTACTAAGTATGAAGCTGAAAGACTTATAAGAACAGAAACAAATTTCTTTACAACTAAAGGACACATAGACGGATACAAAGAGAATGGAATAAAAGCAGTTGAAATATGTGTTGCTTATGATGAAAGAACATGTGCTGACTGTGAAAGTATGGACAGGGAGGTGGTTAAAATCGAAGAAGTAAGTTATGGTAGTAATGTTCCACCGTTTCATTGCTTCTGTCGAACGATGCACTATAATCCCTGTAACTGATTATAAGGAAGGAGAATATTAATGAACGATTCTCAAAATAATACAAATCCTTTACATAAAGTTAGTATTAAAGATACAAAAGAAAAATTTGAATTAAAGTTAGATGATTTTGAAATAAAAGGCATTACTGATTATAAAATAACAGGTACTACAAATGATTTTACAAGGCTTAAACTTGAATTAATTGTATCTGAAATAAATACATAATTTTAATAAAAAGTTTACATAATCCGACCTTCTAAAATCGATTTTAAGACACTTGGAAAAAGTTTATTGATAGTTTATACCTTTAAAAATAAATTAAAAATTGAATAAAAACAATAGAAGTCCGAGAGGGCTTATTTTTATATATGAAATCAACAAAGAAAGGATTGATGATATATGTTAGTAGAAGTTCAAAAGATTAATAAAGAGGAAATAACTGTTGTAAGTAGTTTAGATGTAGCAGAAACTTTTGGAAAAGAACACTACCATGTTTTAAGAGATATAAAAGAATTAGAATGTAGTGAAGAATTTAGACTATCCAATTTTGGAGAGTCCTCTTATAGAAATAGTC